GACAAGGGCACCTGGAATGTTGTAGACTTCTGTCATTGTGTAGAAATAGCGGAGGGTGACAAGGCCATCGACTTTGCCCTCCTGGGTCTTTTCCGGCCCGGCGCTCTGGGCTGACTGGACTGAGATTGTGGTGAACTTCAGCCCGTTCCAGGTGGCACTGGTTCTGAGCCAGCGGTTCACGTCTGCTGCCGACTCGTCAAGGCGTCCCAGGGTTTCGGATAGCATGGAGACGATTCTGGCTACCTCGTTCGGGGAGGTAGAGTAGATGGTGTACGCCGCCTGCTCGGACTTATGAGCATAGAACTCTCTGTCCGGTTCTTTTGCGAATCCGAATACGATGTACGCCTTGCTCTGTGATGCCAGAATTGGTGAGTCGCTGGACGGGATAATCGGGGTAATCGCTGCTGTACCGCCCACGCTGATTTTCGTCCATGACTCGTTTCTTACCAGCAGTTCGAAGAGATATGCGTTAAGGGCATAGATGGGTGGCATCTTCATTCTATGTACTCACCGCCTCTGTACCGGGCCGCTTCCAGTCTTGCCTGTGTGTGGGCCATTGCATAACCGGCGTCATAGCCGAGGCTCCACGACTTCATACCGACCGATTTTCCGGTTACGGAGCGTCTTGCCTTGCGTCCTGAGGAATCGACAATCCTCTGCACGTCACGTTCATATCTGAAACGAACCTGCTGGTCGTAGATGGTTGGTGCTGCCTGTTCCCACCAGCCGATGAACTGTGCGGTGAAGTTTCCCTGGACCTTACCGCCCGGGTTCTCAACCTTCGCCTCCGGTGCGAAGGCAAACTGGGATTCGCCTGCTACGCTGTCACCAAGGTACATTGCCAGTACGCCACCAGGCTCTTTTGCCCTGACGGTCACAGGGATTCCATACTCCATAATCCATGGCTTCATGCGGAACACATATTTCTTGTTGAGCGTCTTTCCGCTTGGTGAGGACGAAGCCTGGGGTAGTTCGTTTGGACGTACGGCGGGGCGGAACTCAAATGATGCTCTCCTGTGGGCACCTCTGCCTTTCAGGATGTTGCGCCACAACTGCATACCGGGAATTCCTACGTGTCCTGCCTCATAAACGTGGTGTAGAAGTTTCGGCTGGGCTCGCGCTATGGCGTGGGTGTTTGCCGTGAATACTCTGGATAGTTGGGCGTGAGCGTCTTCCACAACCGCGTTGATGTAAACTCCGGTTCGTGTTACCTGCTGTAGACCGTCGATGGTTCCTTCCAGGGCACCGACCTGTCCCAGGTCCATCTCAAAATTCGCGTATGACCTCATTGCTGTATCTCAGACCTCTCGCATAGCGCATAACTTTCTACATGCCTTCCCAGGTGGTCAATCAGAGGGGTGACTCCCATCACGTCGAACTTTGTGGGTAGCCCGCCGAGTTCCTCTTCCTTCCAGATTATTCCGTGGGGTCCTCGTATGTTGGTTATCTGGTCGTTCTTGGATATTCTCTGTTCTGGGCTGAACCATATTCTTATGGTGTCTATTGCTTCGTAGCGGTTGCCGAATTCCTCACCTGTACCGCCCCCTTGGAGCCCTGTTCCGACATATCCTCTGGCCATGCACGGAAATGTCCAGTTCTCCACTGTCACGTCCCCCTCTTCTGGGGTTTCGGGGGTTTCGTCTTCTACCCAGACGTAGTGGAGTTCGCCGTATTCGTCCTGCTGCCATTCCCAATGGCCTGTGCTGACCTCAGACGGGGTTGGGTTTGACGGACCTTCTGTATGGACAATCTCGGCACTCATGTTGTAGCGGGCGCTTCGAAGACACTTCATATAACTGAGATGGCATCCCAGACGTAATCTCTGAGCAGGTAGTCGGCAACGGCATTGCCGGTTCCCTGCCACGCCTTGTCGTGCGTGCTGTACCTGAAGTCAGCGGACGCCATGGTGTTCACGTAACGCTGGCGGTACAGGTCGTCAGAGCAGAGGTACTGTTCCATGAGAATCAGGGCTGCCTCTTGTACCTCTGATGGGATGCTGTGATATCCCCATTCTCCAGTGATATCCCATTCTACGTCATAGGCGAAGGGGACACTACCGCCCCAAAATGTGTCTGACTTCACATCGTAGAATGGGTTGAAGATTGGGTTGGTTATCCAGACGACATTCTCTGATGCGTATGATGGGTATGACCTACGGAGTACCAGCCCGTTGTGGCGAATCTCGTAACCCTCTAACGCAGCGCCCGTCACGTGCTGAGTAATGGAGTTCACCTTGTTCAGTCTTTTTGGGAGGCGGATATTCTCTGAGCCTTGGCCTCGGACGATTTTCGTGCCGGTCTCCAGGTCGAAGGACTGGCCACAGTAGCGGTTGATGATTTTGCGGACCCTGCGCTCAATTCTCATGATATCCTCGTCGGACACTGTTGCCAGGGCCAGGGCTTCCTTTGCCGCTGAGAGGCTGACGTAGGGGGTGACTACTTCGAATGAGTCTACCTTCTCTACCGGGTTTCCATCAATGGTGAATTCCCAGACAACATCGAATGTGCCGCCCTGGGTGTGGGCCAGGCCGATGTAGGCTTTCCAGACTTCTATGCTTCCAACAGTTTCCGGCTCGCTGACCGTCAAAACAGTCTCATCTTCCCCTTTGACCAATGTCGCTGTTGGGGGTGTGTCTGCTGTCTCGCCTGTGATTACCAGGCTGGCGTTCTGGGTGGTGTTCTTGTATATCTCAGTCAATTTGAATTCCTGGCTGGCTACCGCCCTCTATCTGGGTGCCGCCGTCAGTCTTTCCTTCCACTGTTTTGTCCTGAGCGGAGGTTCCTTCTACTCTGCTCAGCATGGCTCTGCCTCTATTCAACATTATAGCATACGACCACCTAAAGTCAAATGATATTCTGCCCCCGGCCTGGGCGAAGAAGCGGGTGGCTGTCTCAGATATCGAGACGGCGGCGGTGTCTCCAGCATTCTTCAGAATCTCGTTGAATGCTGCCTTTGAGCCAACATCTGTTATGACAACACCTGAGGTGTCGCTTGCTGTCTTCAGGGTTGTGATGGTGACGCTGGCGGTGTCGCTTACGGAAACCGAGCCAGAGTCGCTTGAACCAATCGGGGCGGTACCGACCGGCTCTAGGAGACCATCATCATCAATGCTGAATGCGCCTGTGTCTGTTCCAGTGACAATTCTGGTTACTGCTATTGATGATGTATCAGTAATAGAGATATCATCTGTGTCGGTGGTACTCTTTGTGACCGTACCGCCCACGTTGATTCCACCGGAGGCGTCTGTGGCGGCAACCGAACCGCTGTCACTGGCAGCCTTGATTGCGGTGATATCCCTTGTGGACACATCTGATATGGTGAGAGCCCCGCTGTCACTTGCAGACTTAAGAACAAGTCCGCTGATGACAATGCTGCTGCTGTCCGTTGAGATTGTGGTCAGGGTGTCTGATGCAGCAGGGGTGAGGAATGAGGTATCTGTGCTGACCCCTGAAACGTCTGCAATCTGCAAAGTGGCGGCGTCAGAGGCGCTCAGAGGCACCGTAGAAAATTGCGATGCGTCGGTGGCTACCAGGGAGCCGGAATCGCTGCTGAATTTTTCTAGGCGTGTCACAGCGACGCTGGAGGCATCTGTAGCCGAGACGCTGCCTGTGTCGGACGCCTGTGGGTTCTTTAGGACATGTGAGGTGTCTGATACGGAAATCGAGCCGGTATCTGTCTTGGTTGTGGCTATACTGGTAGAGGAAACATCTGTTGTTGCTACTGCCCCGGTGTCAGAGGTCAGGAACGAAGCAGAGACTTGTGCGGTCTCAGTCGATGAAATTTCGAGTGTGTCGCTGACCTCAGGGTTGGTTCCGGTTGCGGCTCTGCTGCCATCATCGTCAATGGAGATGCTGGATACATCGGCTGCGAGGATAGTCTTGTGAATCAGCGTAATATCTGCTACACCGATGTTTGCTGAGTCATTTGCTGATAGGCTGACAGCGTTGGCGACCGACTCAGAGACGGCAATGCTGGACGTGTCGCTTGCGGACTTGTCCTGGGAGGTTATGGTTATGCTTGAAGAGTCAGCCACAGAGACAGCGCCGGTATCACTGGCGAGGATAAACTTGTCGATTACACTGGTATCAGCAATAGCCAGGCTGGTTGTGTCGTTGGCGGTTGTGGTGACAGCAACCTGTCTAGCCTCTGTGATTGAGACTGGAAGGGTGTCTGTTGCTGTTGTTGATACTGCAATAGAGGCGGTTTCACCAATGGCTACCGCCCCGGTATCGGTTCTAGTGGTGCTACCGGCGACTGTTGCAACATCTGTTGCTGTTACCGATGCCTGGTCTGAGCCCAAGCCACTAGAGTCAATGACAGCAGTGTCGGTAATCGTTAATGCGGCTGTGTCGGCCCTGTTGACCGTTCCCGCAACAACAGCAGAATCAGCAATTGCCACAGAACTTGTGTCAGAGCGAGGGTTGGTGCTGAGGGTTGCCGATGCGTCTGACACGCTCAGGCTGGTAGGGTCGTCTCGTGTCAGGAATACGTTGATGGCGACGGATTCGGTAACTGATACCGAACTGGTATCGCTTGCCGATAGTCCCTTTTGCAAAGCAGACGTGTCGGCAGCCGCAACACTGCTCGTGTCGGCTCTGGTCAGAGTTACTGCAATTGTGCTGGTATCGGCAGCAGCAACGGAACTTGTGTCAGAGGCCGTGAAGTTCTTCTGAATTGCCGAAACATCAGTAACAGCCACACTTGACGTGTCGCTGGCCGGTATTGTCTTCAGGATGCTGGCACTGTCACTTACAACAACACTGCTTGTATCAGACTTGGTGAATGACGCCTGGATTGCAGCAACACCGGAGAGGGCCATTCCTCCAGTATCAGAAGCGCTGATAGGGGTAGCGGCACCCAACTCACCCGCTACCGCGCTCATTGCAACGGAGATACTGCTGGTGTCAGAGCCATTTTTGTCAACGAATCCCGCTGGGGTGTTGTCGGTTACGGTTATGTTCCTGAAGAGAGTGTTGGAACCGGCTGCACCAAACCAGATATAGCCACCTCGTCCGAAGCCGACCTCGGTGCTTGTTACAGTTGTACCAAGGGTCAGGTTCTTCGCTGTAATATCATTAGGCGTTACGATGATTTGGTAGGTGTTCCACGTGTTAACTGTCAGGGCAGTTCCGGTGATTGTGGCGGCGGTGGTGTCGGTTCCATCGCCGGGGAATGTACGTACCTGAGCGACACCGCTCTTTCTGAAAAGACAGTTGTAACCACGGAATGCGGGGGTGCCACTGGAACCACCGGCATATCCGTTGTCGTCTCGGTTGGCGATAGCGACGGTGAAATTGGAGGCGTTGGCCAGGTTGTCAACCATGTTTGCCTCAAAGTCAATGGTGTAATACTGGGCGGTAGGGTTGTTGTTAATCGGGTTAATCCATCCCTGTAGCACACCGGACTCTACGTTGGAGGTAACGCCGTCGTTGTTGTCGATTCCCCATTGGTCAGGGGAGACGAACCTACCATTGGTACCGCCGTTCAGTGCACCACCGGAAATATATCCGTGCCACACATGCTGGTCGGCATATGGGTCGCCTGTTTGTCTATATGCTCTTTGGATATATGGTGGGTCGTTACCGATGATACCATTCGCATTCATCGCTACCGCCCGGTCGTGGTCATACTGGCTGTCAATGGTCCATACCCACATCTCAACCCCGCCTGCTGCAAGTTGGGCCTGCCATGCGGCATCAGCGTTGTTGATGTTGACGTTTACCTGATTTCCACCCTTGGCGGTAATCACTGAGGGGGCGGTACCGTTGGCGGGACGCAGCGCAATTGGATATCCGGCTGCTACCGATGCAGCCTGGTAAGCCTCATCGAATGACGGAATGGACACATTCTGCTTGTAAATCATGTACTGGTCGAGCACGGCTGGTAGAGCATCACCGGCTGCCTGTGTCTTAGGCTCAATGGACAGCAGAATCTTGTCGTGGTACAAAGCCAGAATATCTGTCAGTTTTGCCAGGCGCAAGGTCTGGCCCTCAAACTCAGTTCCAACAAGCAAGGATGCCTTATATGACTGAGAGTTCAAGGTGGTCGATGATGTTGCTTCGACTGTTGCGTTGGTTGTATACAGCCTGTCAATGTTGGCGTCGTGGCTAAGGTACAGAATTCCATCGGAAGACAGCCTAACGTCCATTTCGAGTACGTCGATGTTTGGGTCAGCAAAACACTTTGCATATGCTTCCATGGTCTCTTCAGGCCATGGACCTACCGGCGACTCACCGGCTCCACGGTGAGCGGAGTGCCACATTCCCACGTGTGATGTTCGTAGGTTCTGGAATACAAACTTAGATGATGTATCTGAAATTGAAACGCTTGATGTGTCGGATGCGGACTTCTGAATTGTTGTCGGGGCGGCTGCGCGAAGCCTAACAATTGCGGTTGCACCAAAGGCGTTAGTGGTGGTACCTGATAGTGTTGAGGCAAATGTTAGAGTACCGGCTGCCTGTGTGGAAGCGGAAGGCGCATATCTAATTGTCCTACCACCCAAGTCGCCTTGTGTGGTGGTGGTATAGGTCTGCAAGACGGTCGCGGTGCCTAGTGTGATTGAACCGCCACCCTGAGCGGTAAGCGTGGGCGTGCCCCACGTAGGGGCAGTATCTGTTGCTAATACGGTAGGAACAAGCAAATGGTCGCCAGCGGCAATCCATGAGGCGGGGACGGTTCCAGTGAGGATGCTGAATGCTGTACCGGCGCTTGTGTCTCCACCACCTGTAATTTGCACGTCCCAGGCTTCACCGCCGCCCTTTGAATATCTGAATATCTGAGCGGCAGTAACGTTGTTGGACGGGACGTTGACGGTGATGCTTGTTGGCTCTGTTCCGTCTGCCTCTCTAAAGAAAACACCTACACGGACGGAACCGGAGTCGGCGGTAGTGGAACCAGAGGAAAGTCCATCTCGTACAGAGGTAAACGCGCCCAGCAGTGTCCAGCCTGAAATCGGGTCGGCTGGCGTGTTGTCGGGCTTGGTCATAACGACCAATAGAAGGCCGTCTCCGCTGTTTCCGGTGGGTAATGTTACTACCGGGTTGGTCTGGCTGTATACCGCCAAACTTGCGCTGCCATATGCTACTGCCATTACTTAGGCTCCATATAGCAGGACGCAAAGGCTCCTGAATTTCTGTTTGTCACGCCGATTAGGTCCTGAATGTCTTTGAACAACTGGCCAACATTCACCTGAGCCTCGTCTACAGTAATACTCAGGGTCAAGCCGGTAGTGAAGGAGTTTATTCCAGGCGAGAATCGTCCCGCCACATTCTGATGCGGAATTGACGTCAACAGGCTGGTGAGCGCCGTGATTGCGGTGTCCCTGGTTCCTGTATTCGCATACTTGCTGCTGTAAGAAATTCTGTATGTTGCCATAAAAAGGCCACGCAGGGGCCGGTAGCCCCTGCGTGGCGGTTAGTTTCACTCCTACTACGACTTGGGTTATCTCAATTGTAGCATCAGTTTAGTTTTGTTGCAACTATGTTGTGGCTGCCACAATCGTTGCAAATTCTTGCCTGGCCCTTTCCGTGATACCTACTTCTCAACTGTAGGTTTTCCAGCCTGTTGTCTGCCGGGTCGCCGTTAATGTGGTGAACAGACTCAACAACCGTATCTAGATACCGTCCTAAGTTTTCTTCCATTACAAGAATGTGCTCTGGTACGTACCTTCCAGAATATGCGTTCGGGTGGCTCGGCTTGTGAATCCACACATAACCTTCGGTTGTAACGACTCGACCTCTACAATCTTTGCACTTACCCGCCCTCATCTTCCTACCGCGCCTTAGGTCACCACGAATATTGGTAACGAGAACGTTGTATGTATTTGAGCAGTTCAGACAATCTCTTTCAATGTATAGTCCGGTTCTCTTGCCTACCGGCCCGAGAAATTGATTATCGAAGTGAAATGAGTCTCTGTGCTCGACCGGAACTTCCTCTGGCTTTAGCCATGCTTGTCCTGACATTAATCCTCCATATAAAAGTAGCGCAGGATTTCTCCCACGCTACCATTATACAGCATTGACGTTCAGATGTCAACTTCCATGACTAGGCAGTTGTTATCGTCAAAGTCGCTGTAAACTGCCACGTCTGTGAAGACGGCTTAGTACCAAGTGACTCAACCTTACGACTTAGCATCGTTCCAGCGGAAGAGGCATTGAAAATCGCCCATTCCTGCCATGCGAAGTTTGCATCGGTTGTTGCAAATGTCGCACGGAATGTCAGAACGTTCGTTGCACGAGTCGGATAGGTTGCGTCCATTGCCTTACGCAACTTGTTGGTTGCAGCCTGCAAGTCCGTATGTGCAGCGGAGAATGCGGTCGTTGAGTCACCCACTCCGATGTACGAGTTGGCGTTGTTGAACGCGGTAACCGCTGTTCCGACAATACCGTCAATCATCAAATTCCTACCTGCATCTGTCAAGGGCATCAGGTCACCTCCTTCGTTTCGACAACCTTTCCGTTCTCGATTTTCTCTTCCTTGATAATTCTTCCGTTTTCAAGGTAAACTCTTTGGACCAAGTTCTCTGCTACCGGCTCGCCTTCGAACTTCTCCAGGACGACTTCTTCCTTTACGTTGAACTTCGGCTTCTCACTAGCCATAATATTCTTGGGCCTCCAACGGTGTCGCTATATGAAAACCCTGATGACGCTGCAATACCAGCGTCGCCACATTCTCTGGGACCAACTGAAATGGATGGGTCTTTGTGAATGTGAATCCGTAAACGTCGTATCGGTGGTTCTCTCGGTCCATCTTCAGCAATACTTCTCTGTCCTTGCTTCCGTATGCTGGGTCTAGTTGGTCTTTTGCGGCTGGCTCTGGCTCTCTCTCTGCTACCGGCTTGTCCTCGTCCTTCACGAGAAACTTGCGGTACTGCTCATAGGTGACACCATCCTCAACGAGAATGGCGACTCTCTCCTTGTTGGTCTTTGCCCTGGAGATATCTGAGCCGAAGAACACTGCGGCCTTTTCAAGTTCATCCTTCTTAAGTGTGTCTAGTGACATTAATTCCTCCTTCTTGCATTATAGATGAGAAAGCGCCCTAAGGCAAATTGCTTCGCTCAGGGCGCTCACTCACTGTCTATCAAACCTGATACTCGATGTTCTTGACAACAACGAATGCGTCAGCGTTCTCAATCTGGGTACCAACTCGGCAGTACATCGTGTACTCGATGGTGTCCTTCTTTGGCTTGAACTCACGGAAGACCTGAATCTCACGCTTGACACCCCATAGTAGGTTCTGTGGGAATGTTAGCCATAGGTCACCACCGGCCTGCGTACCGCCCGCCACTGAGTCCACATCGTAGGATGGGAGTAGCGGAACTTCCTGTAGCGGAATACCGAATGGGGAACCTGCCGTGTAACCTGCTGGTCCTGCTGGACTTGGAAGCCTGCTCTGGCCAGCGGTTGCCGCCGCCTCCGTCTGAACGAAAACGTCGGACACCAACTGTACGCTGAACAGCCAGTCCTGAATGATGTTAGGTCCAGAGAAGAACTTTAGGTTTGGACGACGCACCATATACTTACGAGGCATAGCCTTGATAGCCTTGTTGAAGATTGACAAATCTGCGTTACCGCCCGCGTGGTCAACGACGTGACCTCCGGTGTCGGCACGCTTCTTCCAACCGTCAAAAGCCTTTAGAAGCGGGTCTCCTGTAAGTGCTGTGTCGCCGTTAATAGCAACATCTTCAAGGTCGTTTCCGGCCTGTGCAGCCATCAGACGGGCAATGTGGTCCTCCAGGGCCTCACCCTCCAAGTTGTCTTCTAGCGTCTCACTAGAGATTTCGAAGTCTAGACGCAACTTGCGTGTACGAATAGAAATCTTGGTGAATGCGACACCTACGTTCGTTCCGGTGTCCACTGCTTCAGTGGCAACCTTCATCAAACGAGTACCAACACCCATTGTCTGAAACTCCTGCTCTGTCGAGCGCATACGGAGCGTGCGAACCTGACCACCGAGAACCGTCTGGTCCCACATGTAGTCGATGAAGCGGTCAGCCTGCTCAGGAGCCAAAAGGCCGTTGACAGGAGTCGTTAGGTTTCCGGTTGTACCTGCTGGCACACCGTCTGCTCCGGTAACGATAACCTTTTCCAATACATCTGTCATTTAATTTTCACCTCCGTACTTATTGTATACGATGTGTCGCCACATCAAACTAGGCCGTTAACACCGAGGAAAGCGCCATTCCAACCCTTTTGTACTTTCTTTTCCTCTGGCTCGGTACCTTCTACCTCACCAGACTTCCTACCGGCTGTCGCCTCTTCCAAGGAACCAAGCCTCTTGGTTACCTCTTCTGAGGAATCCTTGACAGCCGCAAACTTTTCACTGAGTTCCTTGACCTGACCGGCCAACTCAGAAGTCTTCTCGTTGACAGCGGTGCCGAGAGCCTCAATCTTCTCGTCTACCGACTTCTGCAAACTCTCGCTCGTGTCGGCAAGACCCTTCTCGACTGTGGCCTGTAGGTCTGCGAACATCTTCTGGAAATCAACTTCCTCGACCTCGCTGACCTCTGCTGTTTCCTCAGCCTCGACTTCCGTCTTCTCCGCTGTAGGTTCCTCTTCTGTCGTCTCGGTTTCCTCAACTTCCTCGACGGCAGCGGTCTTCTCTACGGTTTCATCCTTCTTGCTCATTTCTCCACCTCCCTCGTCAATTTGGGGACTTAGGAACTTGTTGATAACGCCTCTCACCTTCTCCACTTGGTCGTCACCAGACTCAATCCATCCAATGTTCTGCATTGTCTTGCCGCATTTCGAGCAATCTGCCGACTCGTCCTTCAGCACTCTGGCAATTCCATCTTCGCCGCACCAGAACACGTTCTCGACTTCAATTTCAGCAATCATGCCCTTCGTGATGACAGAGCCTTCGGCTGACTTTGCAAAACTCAGGATATTTGCGTGCTTGTTGCAAGGATTGTCAACCAGTGACAGTTCCATCAAGTCATAATCCCTAATGAAGCGGATAGAGTCGTCGGCGTCCTTAACAAACTGGGTTTCGGAGTCATTGACGTGACCCCCAATGGAGAATCCTGTTAGAGTTCCATCCAGAACCTTTTCCCATGTGTTAGGGGCACCACGTGAGACATATGCGTCTACGTAGATGCCCTTGAAAAACTTGCCGGTCTCGGAGTCGAAAAATTCATCCTCGCGGAAGTTCACAAGGTGTCCAGCGGCAATAGGCTGGTGCATCTCCCTTACGTTACCGCGAGCATTCTCGAATGCCCTCTTTGATGCCTCTGCCGTCACAACGTCCTTTGCAAAGTCAACGTTGTCCAGGGTGGCGAAGCCGGATACAATCCTGCGCTCCTTGTCCACCTTGGCGAAAGGCACGTTTATGGTCATGTCGTTGCCATTGACGACCCACTTTACCATATCCATAGTGTTATGTTATCACCGTTGGATTCCAAAAGCAAAATTACGGCCCATGTTAACGATATAACTCCCTGTTCAACTTGGAATTGAGGAAGATGTAGGCACCGTAAAAGGCCCAGAAGAGGGCGGTAATGCCTCCGGTGTTGGTGAAATCTCCTAGGAAGTACATAATGCCTACCATGAGCCAGAACCAGAATATACCGGCGCTTCCTATGCGGGTCCATAGGTATGAACGGGTAGTGGCACCCCAGAGGGCTACCGCCCCTGATACAAGAGCCACGCTACCCCAGGATATCTCAGGGGCAATGCTGGACATTGCTCCATACAAAGGTGCTGCGGAGAACACTGACCACATCGGGAATACCAGCCAGAGACCCCACAGAAGAGTGTATGTTGCAGCGACGGATACGATTGCCAGGTGTGCTGGCTTATACATTATCCCTAGGAATATCTCTTTAAGAGTCCTGAATGGGTTCATGCCTGTTGTCTACCGGCCCCTTGTTCGTTTCTGGCTTCTGAGTTTGAGTCCGATGCGTTTGCGCTTCTGTCGGCGTCCCTGGTGCGGGACTGTGCTGTCTGGGCTCGTACCTCGGCCTGCTGCTGGGCCGCCTTTTCCTTCTGCTTGTTTGCCTCTTCAGCAATTGTGGCCATTGCGCCACCCATCTTGTCGCCGCCCTTGACTGGCGGACGACCTTGCTCTGCACGAGCCTCGTTGACCAGAATCCATCCGTTCCTTACCGCCCGCTCGTAAATCTTACTCTGGGTGTCTTCATCGGTGAGGGTCAGTTCGTTCAACTTGAACTGGAAAATGTCGGTGAGTTCCTTCAGAATCCTGTTGACCTTCTTCTCGAAAATCTTCTGCTCTGGGTTGCAGACCTGTTCCTTGAATGTCTTGTCCAGGTCGCGGGCGGCAGCCAGGGAGAGATTGCCAGGAGTTCCCGTCTTTGTCGGTGGCACTCTGTGAACCTGCAAGATATCCTCAAAATTTGTCTTTCGGTAGTTGTTGAATGACGAGTCCTGAACGTTGGTCTCGATAGGCTCAATCTTGAACTCTACCTTTTCCTTGTCGTTGTCCGCTGGCAGCGGGATGAACAGGCTCCTGTGGTTCTTGCCTTTCAGTCCTACCTCAAAGAACTCCATAAGGTTCTGGATTGCGCTGGTTGACAACGTTGAGTTCTTCAGGGTGATAAGGTGACGCGGTACCGCCTTGTTCTCGAAATAGTCGAGGTTGTAGGTGGCCGCGAACTTGTTTCCGGCAATGGCGTCAATGGCCGCAACAATGTCCGGTACCCCATAGAATCCGTTGGTCGGGTTGTACTTCTTTATATGGATGATTTCGTTGGGGCTTCCGTCACCACCAATAGGGTCGGAAGTCTTTGTGTCCCCGAAGTTGCGGAAGAATACCGCCTTGTTGCTGATGATTTGAACGAAGCCATCCCTTTCTTTGCGGATACGTACAGTAGTCGCAGGAATATGACCCACATAACCAATGTCACCGCGATTCGTGCGGCCAATTTCGAGATAGCCGTTGCCAGTTGCCTCATAGTCTCTCCATACTTTGATAAGTGTCTCTGTGAATGTGTCTTCCTCGTGCCAGTCGTCTATCCTCTGCATGAGGTCTTCCTTGGCACGGTTGAGTTTCTTGTTGAACTTTGCCAGTTTGTCGCTGTTTCCCTCTAGGTCTTCGATTGCTCTCTTGGTCTTGGTCGTCTCGACCAGGGTGTACCCCAGCCCGACGATGTTGGAAACCTTTGCGTTGACAGCGGAGTAGTGGGGAGCGGACATGACATAAACCTTGGCCAGATAGTCAAGGTTGTAGGGTGGCAGCACAACCTGGAATGCGTTGTAGCCGCTGATTTCGTTTGTTTCGACCTTCTTCGACTCAACACCTTCCGCCCCTCGGTGGAACTTGTTGATTTGGTTGGTCATTCTGCGCTTCGTGGTAGCGGAGAGCCCGCCAAGACGCTTGATTTCTGATACGTCTTTGGCGAATGGGTCTTTGGAGGGGCTGGTGAACTCACCCGGTGGGTGGGCTGGGCTGAGGTATGTCCTTTCGACTACCCGGCCATTTACGTCACTGTCGTCCTCGTCTACGACCGTCGCGGTCAATTTCTCGTGCTCTCCTTTCCTCCGCTAGCGCGGCAGCGTCCTGTGGGTCGGGGATTAGTCCCCAGGCCATTCGCTGTTTCTGATGTTCGTATTCCTCGTCGTCTATCTGGCGGGCACCATCGAGGAATACCGGCTTTCCTGTGCGGATTCCGTGTGCTCTCGCCGCCTGGACGAGTTGGGCTACCGCCTTGGCATCATTCTGCATACAGAAGATTCCCATGTAGTTTCCCTGGTCGTCAGCGACCCATCTGCCGTCAGGCATTTCCCATACGTAGGTGCCGTAGGGGACCTCTTGAATATATCTTGCATTTGGCATGTTATCAATATAGCACAGGGACTTCTAAATGTCCAATTGTGGAGACAAAAACCTCATCCTGTCGGGGTAATGTTCCAGTCGTGTGCATATATCAGGGCTGAGTCAGCGGATGTTACTGCAATCGAGCCGGTATCGCTGATTGTAGATACCGGCCTTCCTGTATATGAAGCCAGAACGGCCAGCATGTCAGCCGTAGAAAGAGCAGCCTCGTAGAGCACAACATTGGAGACGATAGAGTCTCCTGATATGACAATGTTGGTGGTAAAAGGAGAGGCGAATGTAATATGCACCAGGGACCAGCGTCCTGCTGTCGTTGGGAGGGCACCAGCAACGCCGTTCACATAGGTCGTACCGCCCGCTGGGATGCTAAGGCTGGCCCCTCTCTTTACCCACATCTCTATTGTACGTGATTGTATTGGCTCGTCTGCTGTGTCGGGACCAATAGTCAGACTACCGCCCGCCAGGTTGACTCCAGCGTCTTCCCTATACTCGATTGGCTCGGCATCTATTCCAGGTACAGCCGGGGTACCCAAAGTGACAACCCTGTTGGGCATGGAGGTCATGACATTCGACAGGAATCCGGTTACTGTCAGTTTTGATACATTGGACTCGTCTTCCAAAATTCCGCCTGGGAAGGTTACTCTGAGGTCCAGAACCTTGTCGGTTGGGTCATAACCGTTGGGAACAATGGAAATCATCTTGTTCTTCTGTGGGACAATCCATGTGGTTCCGTCCACGGAAACCTCAATGGTGGCTCCAGCGGCCTCCCAATCCACGGTGACTCCGTAGACTGAGGTTGTTCCCGCTACGTCTAACAAAAATGAGTCCAGCCAAGTACCGGCCAGGCTTGTGTCATTCTCATCGAACTGAGGAACCAGAATTCCGTCCACGATTTCCGTGTTCGTTCGAATGCCGGTGTTCCACTCGTCTCCCGTGTCGTAGACGGCCTGTGAGAATATATCTGCCTCTTCTGAGTATATCGGCATTCTTACTGCGTCGTATCCCTCTGGTATCTGGTCTGCTAGAACAACGTCTCTACCGACCTCAAAATGGTCCAGAATTTGCTGGGGACTGAGGGCATAGGAGTAGACCGCCACTCCATTTACCGCGACGTTCTGAGTCCCTGTGGTGGTTCCTGTGACGAGGTTGCCGGTGGCGGCGTAGGTGTCAGCCTGCTGCAAGTCGTCTATCTCCATTTCATCTACCAGTTGACCGTCGACGAAAAGGGAGTTCTTCTCTAGGGTGTGCACTCCCACCACATGTACCGCCCTTGACCTGCCGATATCAAATACAGTAATGGATTCGCCGGTAGTGGAATACTGGGTTGTAAAAGCAATGTTGGTACCCTCTAGAACAATTCCGTCATAGGCAGTGGCATGGCTGAGAATCTTCTGCTCAAATGCCGTTCCGGCAAGGGGGAGTATCCAGGCTTCCAGGGTGAACGGCTGAGCCTCTTTGCCCTGCACGAATACCGGCGAGGAAAAAGAGGCGGTAGCGGTGTTGCTGAAAATGCTGGCATAGGCCGCTCCTGTGACAAGGGCGGGGTGCTGAGCGATTGTGCCTGCCGTGGTTGCTGTTCTGTTGAATCCCGAATAGTCCTGTAGCGGAGTGGTGTCATCCAGCATCCACAAGCCTAAAGGTCTTTCCTTCAGGGCTGTTTCTTTGAAACTCATAAGGTCATTATATAACGAGCAAAGCCCAGACGCAAGTCTGGGCCAGCCCGGTAACTACAGCCACCCTCTGCACTCAGGCGTCTAGGACGCTGCCGAGGACTCGGCTATCTACATTATACCACTTATGGTCTTACAGCGCGGAAGTTCGGAAGCAAAAGTTTTCTTCCGGCGTTGAATGGGCCTAGGTTGTGGTTTTCGCGGTACTTCTTGAATGCCGCCCTCGTCTTAGGTCCAGCCTTACCGTCAATAAGCAGATGGTATCCCTGCTTGTTGAGTTCGCGCTGCAACTGGCGTACCGCCCACTTGTGAGTGGGGGTCTTTGCCGCCAACTGGCGCTTGATGACATACCAGTTAACCTTCTTGGGCTCTCTTGATACGCCGACATTCTTTCCCCACACAGGAATTGGGTTTGGACGTGGGTGGTAGTCTCTACCACTACCGGCCAGCCCGTCATATCCGTTGTAGTAGTCCTGCACCTGCTGGCGGGCACCACTTGACATTTGCTTGTCACCGATGGCGATTGCGTGAATGTGCGGTGTCCAGTCTCCCCTTCCGGTTCTGTTCCATGCTGCGAACCCAACATTTCTGAGGGCCTTCACTGCGCGGTTCGGGTCATTCCACACCCACAAGTCAACGGCACCGCCTCCATCGTGCGTGCCTGCTGATGCGCTTACCCCTGAGTTGTACGAACCCTGGTAATAGGTGAATGGACCGCCATATCGCTTCTCCGCTGCCTTCAGCATGTTTACGGTGCGACGGTTGAATCTTTCTCCGTGCCACCAAAGTCTATCATATGGTCCTGACATTTTACACCTCCATTACCATTATAAAAGCAGAAGCCCTCCGAGTCAAACTCGGAGAGCCTGCCTACGCTGCGGCTATTTGGTAATGTCAACTAGGTCACACTGGCCCGCTACGCACGCAAGTTCCTGCGAGCCGGTGGTTGCGTCCTCTGTCTCGTACAGTGACAGCAGTGACCAGTCAATTCTTTCAGGCATCTGCGCACAGAGGTCGTTGTACTCTTCCTCTGTGAGTTCCTGATATGGTGCTTGTTTGTAGGTGTGGTCGGAATGAGGCAGGAACGAGATTCCCGAGATATCATCGAAGTTTCTGTATACCCAGGCTTGCACGTCCAGCCATTCATCCTCTCTCACCGAGATTGTCACGCTTGGCTTGTGTTCTGTCCAGTAGTTCTGATACTGTAGCCAGATATCCAGGTGCTCTACCGCCGACAGGTCATTTCTGGTTACCGCCCCTTCTGGCGCAGCAACCGGGAATGTGAACACAGTCGTATTCTTGGGGTCCATCAAATCCGGCTCCCAAGGGACACCCGCATCCTTCATGAAAATGGTCAGCGGGTCCTTGTTATCCGCACGAACGGTCCTGGCGTAGAACTCTGCGTGCCAGGTGTGCATTCCGCTGGAGCAGTTTACCAACTGAGATACCGTCCCGCTCGGCTTAACACAGGTAATTGCTGCTGCCGGGTTGATTCCCAGCATACCGGCAATCTTATCGTTGACCCTGATAGCGTGCTTCTTCAGGGCCAGCAGCCATGCCTTAGCCTGGAAACTGTTGGTTTGCAGAACCGGGTGGCCTAACTGTCCCGTTAAGGAAACTCCCAGAAGTCTCTCATCTTCGGCGTTTTCCTTCCAGATTGGCCGCAAATAAGAGAAGTCGGTGAATGTGCTCTGGATTGTGCCCAGAACGGTCGCATCCTCCACCTTTTTGAGTAAGTCTGCGAGCCTGTCCTCTGGTCGCACCACGACTTCAGTAAGATTGCAGAACCCGAAAGGTCTCAGGATGATTTCACTGCATGGGTTGGTACCGAATTCTGGTGATGAGTCTCTTCGTCCTGTGCTACCGGCCACTTTTCGTGCAGCCTCACGGTTGAAGATTCCTCTCTCCCCAGACTTTGAGTCGTAGAGCGCCTTCCATTCCTCCATGAAAACATCTACGCTCGGCTTTGACTCGTACACGGCGCTGATATTTGCAAGACGACGGTGTGGGTGGGTCTCCCACCAGTTACCGGCCTTTGCTGCCGCCATTTCTGAGTCATTCAGGTCAGACAGACAAATCATCGCTGACCTACGAACGCCTCCCACCACAACAATGTCCGCCACCTTACACATGAGGTCGTGTGCCTCAATAGGACGGAGTTTGCGGCCTACCGCATTCCTGACAATATCTACCGTAAAATGAAAAAGAGCGTCTAGTGGCTCTGGGCCTGATGCTCTCCCGCCAAAAGTCTTCAGCCTCGCGCCCGCTGGACGCACCTGGGACATATCCCAGGTAGGAATTACGCCTTCCCAAAGCATGTGGAGAAGTTGCCGGTAGGCGGCAGCCCATCCTGCCTTGGAGTCATCTACAACAATAACGTGGTCTGTGTCTTCCAGACTGGCCGGTAGAGTCGGAAGTTGGGAAACATACTTGTTCTCAACAGAGTACCCGACCCCCGTGCCACACATGAGAATATACATCGTCTCATCGAATGAACGAAGAGAGTCAACCGGAAGATATGAGCAGTTGTAAATGCAGGTCGAGTCCCTTTTCAGGGCCGGTCCAGCCGTCATGAGCCCTCTCATTGACGGCATCGCCTTGGTTGACAGGATGGCATCGGACAGCCTATACTCGGACAGGTCTGCCCCGTAACGCTCTCTGACGGAATCGGTCACAAAATCTATGTATCGCGCAACTGTTTCTTCCCACGTTTCCCTGCGTCCCAGGTCGTCGCGCCAGCGTGCATACTTGCTAGTGTGAATGAAATATGAATAGTCATTCGCCAGATATTCCGACAAAGAAAATAACCTCCCTGGACTACCCTTTGGTAGCCTGATTTACCATGATTTTTTCGCTGGTTGTTCCTCCATGATAGCAGACCTGGATTCCTAACGCCAGCCCCTAGGTAAAGTTTTCCGATATTCGTCAACTTGACATCTAAGGCAAAGTCCGGTACCCTAAACTACAGGAGTTTCCGGGGTATCTATATATATACCTAGATATACCAGGGACTATGCTACTTACTAAGAATAAAGTAGATGACGGTTCAACTCACCTTGACACCTACCGCCCGGTATGGTACCATGGAGGTACCGTGGCGGGTGATGTAACGATAGCATGGCACTCTGATTTAGTGCCTGTGGGTTGTTTAAGTCAGCCCCCCGCCTCCACGCCAGATTAGTATAGTGGATATTACACTTCTCTCGTAAAGAAGAAAGAAGAGTTCGATTCTCTTATCTGGCTCGCTATGGAACTATTAGACAATGCACTAGAAGAGTTTAGGAACAACCTAAAAGAGACCCCAGAGGGACAGACGTACATCAAGGACTCAGGGGAAAGACACCGATACTACATCGGTGCCCTGGACCCAAACGAGTCTGTGGCTCGTCTTAGACTGGACTTCGAAATAGAGGAAGGTCTGGTTCTGTCAGGGGACGATGACACCGTATGGAAGTTGCTGTTTGAGCAGGCGAGGTATGACCTTGCTGATGTTATAGAGAATGGTGACACCGGTACTACCGACCCACTTCTGAGAGCCTTCAACGGAAGCAAGAAGCGTGGCCAGGAGCCGGTAGCAGTTGATTTCCTCAGTGGAACCTTGATAAAGGTACGCAAGCGAAGAAAAGCAACGTTCGAATTCACCCTATGGCTTACTCTGTATGTGAAGTGGGAGAGCCCACAGGAATACCGGCCCAAGCCAAGAAAGACTAGAAAAAAGAAATAGTGGACTGGCTCGTATGGATTGTTGTTGTTCTTCTGATACTCGGAGGAATAGCGACCCTCGTTCACTATTTCCACAAGGCATGGAATACCAAACTGCCTCGTTAGTATACTGGTTATTACACATGCTCGGTACGCATGAGAAGTGAGTTCGACTCTCACACGAGGCTCGGGGGCAAAATTTAATACGATGGAGAAATATGTTCGCTGAATTTTTCGGGTTGCCACTGCATCCCCTTATCGTACACGCAACGGTCATGTTCATTATTGCAACAGCCGTTGGTGTTATTGCCCTTGCAATTCGTCCCCAATGGAGACACAAGTACGGCCTGCTTCTCGTTATTGTGAGTTGGCTGTCTGTGCTGTCTGCCTGGGTTGCTGTTGAGAGTGGGAACCTACTCACAGCCTACCCCGGCCTCGGTGCCACCCCTCACGCAGCAGGAGGCACCGCTTTGTTCGTTCTGCTCATTCCATTTGCCATTATTGTTACTTTGATGGTCGGAATGGACAGAAAATGGCATTGGAATGTTAATAAGCACGGTGGAGTTTGGAGAGACAACGAACCCCAGGCGATGATTCTTTCGTTCGTCTGTGTCCTTGCCGTCATTGCATCCCTTGTTATTGTAGGTCAGACCGCAATCGTGGGTCACTCGGGGGCGGAAGCCTCGTGGAGTGATGTTGACCTCAGCAAGTTCCTGGAAAACCATCCCAACGCAGCGGCGTCGGGACAACTCTTTAAGGACAATACTATTGTCATTAGGAGGTAATCATGGCTTTTGCTATCGGCTGTGTGCTGGCCGTCGTAGTGATTACCTATATTGGACTGCGCCTTTACGTTCACTACCACAAGGCGCATGAGCAGACCGGAAAGAAAGACAACCCCTTTGAACGTCCCTAGTCACGAGACACACTATCTCGCCTATTCCTGCGGTAGTTTCGAAACCGCAATTCGCCTCATGGATGCGCCCGCCTACAAATATTTCTTCGTGAATGGCAAGGCCATGGTGCTGAAGTCAAAGCAAAAGAACGGATGGTGGAATGTCTACGCAGTCCGTCCCCTTCGTCGTTCGTCTTTTCGCGGTAGCGAAGCGGGGTGCTACTCCTAATGAACACGTTTGGCTTTGAGGGGTGGCTTGTCCCGGGAGACCAAAAAGTAAGACCGAGGGGAGCAAGAGCAGTATACTTCTCTATTCAGGAGCCCCCCATAAACTACCGGACCCGCAATGGAGGGACCGGGAAAATCGACCCGGGAGACTGGTCGTTCCCCATAAGATATTCCATCGAGGAATCCACCGATACCGACACGACCCACCTTAGGAGCAAGGATTGGGCCGGGCCGATGTATGTAAGAATCCCCAAAGGAAAATGGGGCCACTTCCGCTGGCACCTATTTTCTGGGCTCGCCTCTGGCTTTCCGTTGTTGGATGTGCTATACTTCTCTTGGAGGTATCGGAGGTGATTTTATGAAGTGGCTTGACGAAAAGAACTGGAGCCCCGAGAAGAAGGCTACAATAGCAGTCGGCAGCATTGTGCTTGCTATGGCCGTTGTGTTCGGACTTTGTGTCCTCATTGGTACCGGCTCGCACTATCTGACCGCCGTTGCCATTCTAGCCGCATTCTCATCGGTTTGGATTCTAGGAAACCTCTGGTATGACATTCGCAACGAGCAGAAGTGGGATGAGACAAAGGAAGACTTGCAGTGGAAAGAACGCATGTGATGGATTTTCAGGTATTTCATAGGTATAACAGGCTGGCGCGGAGAGGAATTGTAGAGCCTCTCCGCTGTCCTTACTGTGAGGAAGAGGTTGTCACACGAGCACAGGGCGACCAGCCGGTTCTGCAATGCTTCAACTGTGACCTTGTGGTTGACCCCGGCGTGGGCCTCTATGACCGCATTCGGGCGGTAGTCACGGAGCACTTCCTTGACTGAGGAAATGATATACAGAGCATTCGTGGTAGTAAGAATAGGCGACAACATAGAGTGGATGATGCCGGTCAAGGTGACAAGACGAGTCGAGACCGCAAAGAAATGGATAGTTGACCTACCGGGCTTCGAACGCTGGCATACCGACTTCCCGTTCCGCGCCACCGTCAAAGACGACGTATACGAGATAATGGAGTTTTACCTAGATTGAGCAACGTGACATTCAAGAGCGACTCCGAGGTCGTTCTGGTGAAGAGTAACGCCTCCGACATGGACGTAGCAAGGGCCGCATGGGTCTCTACAGTGGGCGCTGACGCACGAGAAAAAGAGTCCGGTAGGGTACCGGGCCTGATTAATTTTCTGTACCGTAACAAGCATATGAGCCCGTTTGAGCATGGCTCCTTCACCTTTATGGTCGAGTGTCCTTTGTTTGTGGCCAGAGAGTTTCATAGACACCGCACCTTTTCTTATAATGAGGTCAGCGGGCGGTATACCGAAATGAAGCCGGTATTCTACCTGCCCGCCCGCAATCGTGCCCTGGTGCAGACGGGAAAGGTGGGCTCATATACATTTTCGGTCGGCACCGACGAAATGTATGAAAACGTGGAGCACTATCACATGATTAGTGCTCAGAGAGCGTGGGACGCATATCAAAATCAGTTGTCCTGTGGGATAGCCAAGGAAGTCGCCAGAATGGTGCTTCCGCTTAGTTTATTTACAGCGTTCTACGCAACAGTCAACCCCCGAAACCTCATGCAGTTCCTAGACCTCCGAACTGCCGACGACGCAATGTTCGAAATTCGGGCGGTAGCAGGTAAGATGGAACAACATCTTGCCCAACAGATGCCAATAACATACAAGGCATGGAGGGAGCAAAATGAGCACGCTAAATGAAGACACCTTTGACGACCGCCGCTGGGTGGAAATCAAGAAGGTCCAGGACGGGGCGCTGGTGCTGGAGTACAGCAGCCATCGCATCATCAACTCGGTAGAAGGGATTTTCGCGGTAGCAAGGGCGAAGAAATGGGCCAGAGATAACTTCTACGAAGTGGTGAACGTCCGATGAACAACCACGACATAGAGAGAGCACTCCGCAACCTTATCGCGGAAATCGACTGGTCGCTGTACCTCGACCTGGACGCGGACGACCGCTTTGAGGAACTGACGGACAGATTCGTAGAATTCGCAAAGGGAGAGGAAGAATGGCTGTAGAAAAAGTTACAACTTATAAACTCAAGGGAAGCAGGGTGACCTTAGAGGCGCTAAGGTCATTTGTAAAGACGCTAGACCATCTTGCGCCCGAGACGGTGGTATTCGTGCAGGGAGATAGCCACGCGCCTTCCGCGATTTATGTGAATGAGACGACCCGGCTATGAAAGAGTACGACATTAACCCAGACAAAGAACTCTATGAAACACCGGAAGAGAGAGTGCGGGCCGACATTGCACGCATGAAACAAGAGGCCGGTAGTGAGCCAGACGACCTATCCCCCGCAATACTCATTACATTGCTAAGACTATACGACGTACTCATGACACAGTTGCAGAGAAGCGACCCAGAGAGCGCGGAGAGAATCTGGGCGGTACACAGTGAGGGAAAAATCCTATCCCCAGAACCATCCTTCCGCCCCGATAAAGAAGAGTAGCAAGTTACCGAGAAGTAACTTATTTTGAATGACAAATGTAAGTAGCGAGTATTGATGTATGACACGTCCGAAATGTAACAAATGTCCGTTTTGAGTAGTGCGCCCATATTTGCCCCCATACGTGACAAAAGCCCCCTTTCGGGGGCCTTTGTCCTATTTCGTCACATCCACCCTAGTTCGCGTGCCTTTGCGTTGCTTTGGGCGATGTGGTCCATCATGTCCGATTTGTCGGCTCCGTACATTTCGACCAGTTCCTTCCGCTTCGGCCAGGATGCCGGAATCAGGTGGGGAAGTTCAAATTGTCCGATTTGCCCCCGAACGTCCCGGTCTTTCATGTTTTCGTTGCATTTCCGACAGCCATTGAACACGTTGGGTGCAACGTACCCGCCACGTCCCGGTGCGGGGAGCGCGTGGCAACCCTCTGCGCGGTCGGCATCCGTAGGCTTAGCCTCTAGGCGCGTAGCCTGCCCACAGACGACACACCGCCCGCCAGCATAGGTCCAAAGGTACCGCCGCACCGCCGCCCGCACACTGCCACCAGGGTCCGACGTGAAACCAGGCATGGTGGGGATTGCGTCTAGGTGAGCCTGAGAAATCATGGTCGCCTCCGTCGGTTGTGTTTGGGTGGTGCTAGCACCACTATGCACAGAGGACACAAGATAGCAAACCAGGACAAATCGGACACTAGAGGACATAACGACGTTTCCCTTAACCTTCCCTTAACCGTGCCTTTACCTTTTCAGGCGTAAATCTCAAATGCTGATACTGTGCTTGCACCATGCAAATATCGAAATGTCCGGTTTTGCCCTATGGTGTCTGAATCACAATCATGTAATAGGTGAGCCGTAGGCGTAGGCGCGTATGTGCGCCTTTCTAACGGCCTAGAAATTCTGCGCGGGTGATTGTACCTAGGACACCGTAGAAAGCCGTTAGAGCGCCATACACGGCCTTACAGCCTATGCCACGCCTAGACCGTGCCTGTACCGTGCCAGCAGGCTAGTTGCTTGCACCATGCATGTATCTAGGTGCTGGCACATGCAATCCTGCTTTATCCGCATAAATCGGACATGTCCGACATGTCCTACTATATGGGTATATGTCCCGCATTACGGGGGTATAGGTGAAACGCGGGAATTGCGACGAATGTCGCCACCCCTGGGGTGTCCGTTTTGTACCGAATGTCCCCTTACGCGTGGGGTTACTAATCGTGGGAATTTTCTCGGGGAATTTTACCATGTGATTACTACCGGCCCTTGACACACGGGGAACTATGGCCTATAGTGAAGGTATGAATACAGAAACGATGAACCTCCGCACAGCAGCCGCCTTCGCCAAGGCCCTGTACTCCACCCGCGCCTTCCGTGGTGAGATGGACGGGTACTCTGCTGACGAGTTGGTTGAGTGGACGGGCTTCGTTATGGAGGAATTCATGGACGGAACCCTCACGTGGGATGACATGGACCGAGACTTTACCTGAAACCCCTTGACTTCCGGGCCGGTAGGGTGTTTAATAGAAGTAGAAGGTTAGGAGAAACAAAATGTTCCAGACTGAGACCACCTGTCCCAACTGCCACGAGGTTCTCGTGCGTTCCCTCACCGTTCCGGTTTGGTCCCACGTGAGCGTTCTGCTCGCCGGTTCCACCCGCTGCGAGGACGGTTCCAAGCCGATTCTCTGAATCGGACAGGCCCGACATTTCGGGCATCCCCAGGGGAAGTAAAGAACTGGTAAAGTCCCCCAGAACCCATTGACTTTCGGGCGGTAGTCATGTTAAGGTGTACTTAGAAGATAAGGAGAAACCATGTTCAGTGCTACTATCACCCTTGACGGGGGTTCGGACGTGTTCGGGCCGCTTCCCAACTTTTCCTACCGGGCTCCCTTCGACACCATGCCCGACTACGACATGGTTCGTGGTTGGCTCATTGACAACCGTATCAAGGGCCGCATCGTCAGTGTTGACGTGAAGCACATTTTCAAGGGTCGCACGGTGGCTCGCTACTCGCACCTTGCACAGCAGATTGTTGAGGTCTGAAATGGCTGACAAGCAAAGCGGTTTCGCCCGGTTCCAAGCCGGACCCCGATTCTACTATTTTGAGGGTAGAGAGGATGACCAGGGACGTACCGGCCTCAACATCAATCACAAGGGCGTCTACTTCTTCGAAAATGAGGGCCGGGAAATCACCCTTTTACCGTGGTCCTCGGTTGAATTCTTCGAAACAAACGACATGGTCTTCCAGCACTTCATCATGAATGTAAGGTGAAAATGAACGTCATTGACACAATCTACGCCGATGAAATCGAGGATGGCGATTTGATTACCATTCAGGAGAACGACCTTCATCCCTATGACATTCTGCGTGTCAAGTCTCAGGTGGACGAGGGTGAATTCGTTTTCGTTTCCGCTGTTTCGGAAATTGACGGTGATTCTGTTGACTACAATCTTGACCCCGCTGAGCGTGTAGACGTTATGGGTGCCTGAATCGGACATTTCGGGCACCCCTGGGGAAAGTAAAATCCCGGTAAAGTCGGGCGGTAGCCATTGACTTCCACGCGGTTACGAGTTATGCTTTAGTCATGGGTTGGACAATTGCTTACTTCATCATCGCCGGTCTGTTCTGCATCGGGCTCACTGAGCCTGGCCTCATGGCTGCCTCGTTCTTTCTCGCTCTCGCATTCGGAAACTTTTTCTTCGACAGGCTTGACAAGCCTCGCAAGGGACGGTAGTCTGTAAGTATGGCAAGATTCGTAGTCGATGTGATGCTCTCCACCCATGATGGGCTGCATGAGGGCATTCTCGCTATGGACTGGCACCGTGCCATCGTTGAGGCGGTAGATGGTCTGGAGGCTGAACAGACAGCCTACCTCATGTCTCACTGCCAGGGCTGGTACCCAACGTCAGTATGCATTATCGAGGATGGAACGGACCCACTAGCATGAGTTGGACCGAAAAGAGCACCACCCGGCTTATCTGGGTTGCCCGTAACCAGAAGAACAACATTCTTCGCATTCTGGACATGACTCCTGAGCAGATGGAGGCGGTACCTAAGAATGGGGAGTCTCCAAACTTCGCTACCGCCTTTGTTTCCATCATGATTCTTTCCAGGGTGGAAGATGAACTCCGTAATAGGGGAATTAATCCCGCTACCGACCCGAGATTAGGTCAAGATGTTCTCGGTCTGTTCGCTGGGGTGAAGGCGGACATGCTCGCTAGAGGGGAGACTGTTCTCTGGTAGCGTCTTACACGTCTTAGGGCACTTTATCTGGTCCTTGTAAAGTTACCTTTCGACTACTCTCTGTCACACCCCTGGGGAAAGTAAAGAAAAGGTAAAGTTGCCGGTAGGCTATTGACTTTTACCCTAGACAGGCGTATCTTAAGAGTATGAGCCTTTACTACAGAATCACCGAATGGACCGCCCGCTTCTGCCACACGTGCGTCGAGAAGATGGCGGTATGTCCGGAATGTGGAGGCGACCTGTGCGTGTTCTGCATGGACCAGTGTGAGTGCTGTTGGGAGAGTGTGTTCTGATGAAGATGCTTGGTAAGACCATTTCGTGTAGCCACGACACGCGCAAGCGTGACCGGCGTGCGGCCAAGCGTCGTGAGCGCCAGTCTTGGAAGAAGGCTCTGTAATGGTTACTTGGAATGACGAAAGGACCGTGGAATACCGGCTCCTTTTCGAAACCCGTCAAGCATTGCAGGATGCAATTGTCATTGGTGAGCGTCACATGACCCCGTTGCACTATGGAAATATGGAGCGTCTCATCGAAGAAATCACGAGGAAGATGGAGCGTTTGCCGTAATGGACATTCTGCTGATTCTGGCCGGTAGTGTCATGCTTGTGGCAGAGCAGGCACTTCTAGAGATTTCGGAGATTTTCAATGACTGACCGTCAAATGTCGTTACTCTGAGTAGTCCCCCTGGGGGTTTTACCTTCTCTTTACTTTTCTCTGTCCGATTTGTCCTTGACGAAGGCCGGTATTGGAATTATGATGTTCTCATGAACATCACCGAGGCAGCCCAGACCGACCCGACCTACCTGCGCGAGGAGTCCGAAATGTCCGTTTCCGACGACGACATGCTGTGGTACCTTAACGAGTTCTACGCCGACCCGGCTGAGCACGAAGACCGCTGCATCCGTTGTGGTCAGCCTGTCCACGGCATTTCCCGCAACTGCCTGGTTTGGAGGTAATCATGCACGAGTGCGCTGAGTGCGGTGCTGTTTTCGAGCACTTTGGGTGGTGTGACAAGACCAATTAGCCGAAAGGTGTCCAAATCGGACACCCCCAGGGGATTTTACCAAATCCCCTTGACATTGGGGCATTACGTATGGTACGGTGGACCCATGAGCAATTGGATGAACGAGGCCGGTGAGCCTTTCATGACCGCTGCCGAACTCCGCTTTGAGGCTGAGTTGGATGACTACTACGCCTGGGAGCGTGCGAACGACCCCGACCTTTTCTACGGCTACGACGAGCCCGAGTATGACGTGGACCCTGAGGACTGTGACCACGGTGACGCCTCGTGCGGGCGCGATGGCCAGTGGGTTTGCGACATTTGCTACACAGAGATTCCCAACCCCTTCGAAGGGTGTGACTACGGAGAGTAGTCGCCCCTGGGGGCTTTACCTTCCTTTTACCTTCGGCTATTGACTTTTACGTCTGGGGGCACTAACCTAGAGGTATGAACGATTTGATGATTGGCTACCGTGACGGCTATGAGGGTCGGGAGCAGGCCGACTACGCCTCCGATGAATACTACGACGGCTACGACCGTGGTGTCGAGTCCCGGTACATCGAGGATGACCACATGGCCTCCCTGGAGGTTGATTTCGAGGAAACCGATGGCCCGCTTTACTGATACCACACGTGAGCCCATGCGTCCACGCAAGGGCCGCAAGTTCCGCAAAGAGACAAAGTATGTCCACCAGCGGAGTGAGGGTATGACCAATCGCCGTAACGGTGGGTCACGGTATCAACACGGACGGTAGCGCCCCTGGGGGCATTTTACCTTTCTTTTACCTTCTCCCTCTTGCAATTGGGGCCGGTACGAAGTATATTAGAAGCATGGAAGACACATTTGGTGACCTGTACCACGACGAGATTCTGCCCATGGAGTACGCTCCTGTGATGTTCGTTGGCGAGCCCGACGAGCCCGTCTATGACGAGCCTGAGCATTTCTACGACTACTACGATGACGAGCCGTACGACTTCTGGAACCCTGTCGAGCAGGGTATGTATGACGACGACCCCAACCCGTACCACGGAGATTTCTGATGAAACAGATTGATGTGACCTTCGAAGGCCCCGATATCGTCATTGACCTTATCAAGGCGGCGCTACAGGAGAGCGACCGGGCGCTATTGTGCCCGATTGACATTCACCCGGGATATATACTCACAGTAACGGGGTTTTGCTCAGAGTAGTGCCCCAGGGGGTTTTACCTGCTCTTTACCTTGAGCCCATTGACTTTCCCCCTCAGTACGCCTATACTCATAGGTATGAGTGAGACTTTCGAAGAGTACAACGCAAGGCGTGTTCGTGACTACCAAAATATGATGGCTACCGGCCCGGTAGTCGACCGGCTCGGTATGACCCGTCACCTCGGCAGGAACATTCACACGCTGCGCCTGCTCAACTATGTTGCTTGCAACCTCACCGACACGCAACTTATCGACCTGGCCGACCATGGAGTCGGACATTTTGGCGGTAGGGTCGAGCGTCACCTTGACCGCCTTGTAACAGTCCACGTCTACATCGACTAGGAGAACCATGAAGTTTGTACTTGCCATTCTTGTCAGCCTTTTTGTCCTTACGGGCTGTACTGGTGGTTTGTCTGTTCCTACGGGGGATAAGACGGAATCTACCGCCCAGGCTACCGGCCCGAGCAAGCGTGACCTCTATATCCGCCTGCTGAGGGAGGAAGCGCCACAACTAGACAGTGTTCCAGACAGGATGCTTTTCAAGAACGCCCGAGTGGTCTGCTCGCTGTTCGACCAGGGACAGACGTTCACCGATGTTTTCCTGCTCTATGACTCCGAGGGCTTTCCGCCAAAGGTGGCCGGTACTCTGATTGGTGCAGCAGTAGCATTCAAGTGTCCAGAATATAAGACAAGGTTGACAGACGGCCTCTAGCCGTGGTAGACTAGAGTCATAGTCGAGAGGCAAGGGCGAAGGCTCGAAACTCGCCCGGGGTTCGGTGGCCCTTCCACTACCGGCAGCATCATAATTCAAAAGAGACTTGCAAGCCGAGCCATAGGTAAGAGATATCGCGCTCAGAGACGGTAAGGGTCGGGTTTGAATCCCAATGCCCTAAATCCGAAGATGGTTGCCTTAAGACGGCTATAAAGAGTAGATATCCGCTTGCACAATACGGCGGAAGGCCAAAGGGAACGCAACTTAAAACGGGTGCCCCCAAAATGGCAGGCAGGAACCGACTAGACAGGGGATGCTTAGGGGATGATTACCCTTGCCGACGAGACTCATCACCTCGTTACCTTCCAATGCTTACCGGCCCAGGACGCGAGTCCCGGCACTACTACCGGAGAACCATCTTCGGGCCGGTAACACAACTTGCGGGAGACACCTAGAATGCCACGCACTCCCCTAAGATAACCGTAAGAACGTCCTACCAAGAATGCGGTAGGTTTACAAAATATAGGTGATAGCGGTTATCATTTTACTTTCCCCCCGGGGGCTCACAGAGAGTAGTTTACCTAACTCTCCGTGTCTTTACTTTCAAACCCTTGCAATCTCAGGTAGTGTCAGGCATAATAGAGGTATCAGTCGATGAAAGGAAGCCACCATGGCCCTTACCGCCCCTCAGAAGGCCCTCCTGCTCCGTGTTGTGGAGGCAGGCCGCGACGGTCTCGTCACCGAGGCTGTTGACACCAAGGTTCTCGTGAACCTTAAGAAGAAGGGTGCTGTTCGCTTCACCAAGCGTCAACTTCGCCTTTCCGATGACGCACATCAGCGTCACGTTCTGTGGACCGGGCACGCTCCCCGTCCTCGTCACGAGTTCCACATTCAGGTGCTCGACGGTGCGGAGGCTCTGGTATGAGCAAGGTGTCCATTGTCAAGCGTGAGTCTGAGGTTACAATCGTGCTCACCGAGACCGAGGCTTGTGCTCTACAGGGCATTCTCCGTCGCGTCGGTGGTCGCTCCGAGGTTCGGGATATCACCGACAAGATTTCCATGAACATCGGGAGGGTGCTCGGATACGACAATGACCTGGCGGTGCGGCAGGGCATGATTGTCCGTGAGGATGCTCAGCCTCAGCGCCGTGAACTTTGGGGATAATGATGAACTGTCCTCTCGGTTGTGAGAACGAGTGCCTTCACGTTGTGGAGGCTGAGGCTGCACAGGCTAAGGTCATGGCTGAGGATGCATTCGATGAGGCTGACAAGCCTCTGCTGGACGTTGAGGTCAATTTCTTCAATGGTGACAATATCACCGTTGAGGGTGTGGACGTTGACGCCATTTGCGTTGAGCGTGGTTTCCTGACTTTTGAGACTTTCGACTCTCGCATTCTGCGATTCCCTGTTGAGCATGTCATGTATTGGGAGGCTCTCTAGTCCGCTATGCGGACACCCCGGGGGAAAGTAAAGAACAAGTAAAACCCTCTTCTAAGCATTGACTTTACGATATAGACTAGGTATCATGGAGACATGAGTAAGAGAAAGCAGAATCCCAAGGCTCGTAACAGGGCGTTGTATGATGCGATGATGGAAATTCGTCGCTCCAACGCTACCGCCCCGATTCCGAGTGGCAAGGCGTACAAGCGGCCCAAAGCCGGTAGCAGGGATAGGGACTGGTGAATGAGATTCTTTCTCGACAAGGGAACACACTACGTGGAGTTGTCCTGGGAGGAAATCACCCAACGGGGTGAGTGGCGCTCGCGGCGGTACAGCAAAAACTGGTCCTCCTTTACCGACTTCTATCTAGTAAAGAGGTTCTGATGTTCAAGTGGTCTGAGAAGATGACAGACAGCGGCGAGCAGCCCGATGGCTGGCGGTACCAGGGTATCTCCTTCCCTCGTGTCAATGGCACAGAAATTGACGGAATCAACTATCCTGTATATGTCGATGACACATACCACCGTCATGCATTCCAGGTTATCGAGGACCCTACTGCCCTCATTGAGAATTGGGTGGCCGAGGCGGTAGAAAAGGGTGAGAACCCTGGTAATGCCCTTGCACGTTACTTCGGTCCCCCTCAGTCTGAAGCAACAACAAAAGAATTCGATGTGTGGTATCACGTCACCGATGAACTTAGGGAGTATTCGCAAACTCTTTCTTGTCCCGCATAGCCCCCGGGGGGTGTCTCACATAGTGAGAGGTTTACGATTCCCTCTTGTGGAGCGTGGAGACTCCATGCTATACTGTTGGTACAACAGAACAGGGGATAACGAAACTCCCGGTGATGCATGGAACCTCTGTGGTTCTCACAACAAATCACTGTAAGTTGGCGTGTGGACAAACCTATCCGCTGCGCAAGATTCATGACCTAGGCATGTGAGCGGGCGCGAAGTCACTGTAACCGGACCTCTGGCATATAATTACGTGGAACACAAGTTGCATCCTTTCCCTGCTTGGAGTGGCGTTGGTCGCATGGCGTACGACGTGTGATTGCTGGCGAGCATCCCCTGTTCTGTTGATTTCCCCCGGGGTTCTCACATACTGAGACAACCCTTGACACCAGACACAAGACGATGTTACCATTGTTCTATGAATCTCAACAAGCACGAAGGGCCGATGACGGGTGACCAGGCGAAGGCACAAATTGTTGCTGACCACAGGACTTTGTATGTACTGGCAATCGCTTCTCCTAACGGAGAGTGGTATAGTCAGGAATTGGGTTCTTGGTACGACCTTGTTACTGGAAACGGGCTCATGCTCCATGGATTTCTCCAAGCCTCAGACACCATTCTTCGGATAACGGACTGGACATCATGAAACAAACAACAACTACCGGCGGCACGGCTGTCGGCCTCTCGTCAGCCCTGTCGTACCTTATCACCAAAAACCCGTCTGCGGCAACGTGCCCGGTGAGGTTTCAGGGTGGACAGGGTAAGCCAGTCCGAGTCGAATATGATTCCATCAACAGAGAAGTTGTGGTTTACACCCGATGAGAGTCAAGATTCATCCTCACCGCAACAAGGTGACCAGCGGGGTCGAGGAATGCATTTCGGTCACACCCATGAGAAAGGGCGGTAGAGCCTACTATGCTGGAACAGTTGTGCTTTCTGATGTGGAGTTTGTTGTCCATAATTCAGGCGTTAAGCGTGCTAGGGCTGAGGGGGTTCGTAACGTACATGCTTGGGCAATAGGGGAGTTGATTGACCAGCAACCAACCCAACTACCGCCCAGTTTTCGTGTCCGAAAGGATATGCGGAAGGTAACCTATCATTTCGAGAAGGGTTATTTTCAGGACCACAAGACAGGCGAGCCGGTAGAGCGAACGGATTTCCTCTACGCCGTTGGCCGTGATTTCTACTACCTCAGGAGCAACCAGTGAGAGAGCACATTGTAGCCCGACTGATGGAAGTTCAGCGTCAGTTCCCGAACATGACCTGGGATTTTGACGAATATGGCTTCCTGTGCATTCGTGCCAACATTTTCCCTGAAGAGAGGGATTTTCTGGAGCAGGGTAGGAGAATGTTCGAACCGGCCTAAACCGGACACCCCGGGGGTGTCCAAATACTGAGACACCCCTTGACACATGGGTTACGATACCCTAGAATAGACACATGACTCTCACACGCTCAGCAGACCGCAAGGTGACAAACCTCCCTAGCCCTAATGGTAAGACGGCTAAGATTGCCAATTCTTTTGGCCTACCGGCCGGAAAGGCTTTTGCATGTCCTGGTGCAACCTCATTCTGTGAGCGCATTTGCTATGCTGGCAAGTTGGAAAAGATTTACAAGGGCGTGCGCAATGTCCTCACTTCCAACTTTGAGCAGATTCTTTACGCGGATTATCTGGGCGGTATTCCGGCGATGCGTGCCCTGCTTATCGAAATGGTCCAGGACTTTGTTCGTGACTGTCAAAAGCGCGGCCTTCCCATTTCCGAGCAGTATTTCCGCATTCATTGGGATGGCGACTTCTATTCCCTGGACTATGCGCAGGCGTGGGTTGACACAATCAACCTCTTTCCTGACGTGCAATTCTGGGCTTACACCCGTTCCTTTACCCCTGAATTGAACGTTATTCCGGTCATTTCAAAGGCTGAGAATCTGACCGTTTACCTCTCCGCTGACCCGGTAAACATTGCCCTTGCAAACGAGGTCGCAATGTGCTACAATGGAGTCAACATTGCGACGGTAGCAGACACATTTGCTGAGGCTCGGGATACCATCATTGATACCGCCCGAAAGTCATATCCTTGTCCCGAGAATGGAAAGCGCATTCCGCTTATCACGGAAAAGGGTTCTGCATGTGGTCGTTGTGGCATTTGCATTGACGGTCGCGGGGACGTTCTGTTCTCGGTGAAGAAAAGGTGAATGATGTTTGATTTGCTCAATTTCGGCGGTAGAGATACCGTTAGGAGCATCACAGGGGCCGGGAACTCACTCCCGGCCTTTGGTGATTGTCGGGACATTATCGAAATAGCCACAGTCTATGACGATACCGGGTCCTATGAATTCGACCCTGCACAGGCAAATGAGGCCAGAAAGTTGGGCCACTATCGTTATATGGGCAGGCGTGTCTACGGGCAATATGTAGAACACGTTTATCATTGTCCTGATTGACGGTGGGTCACGCTCCATTACGGAGCGTGACGCCCCTGGGGCTTTACCTTCTCTTTACCTTCTTAACTCTAGACATGGATGGTAAAGGCGCGGTACCATACTTGTATGGAGATAACGACAGACATGATTGCCCTCGCTGAGCGTGTCGCACTGGCACAAGATAGGCTAGAACCTCCCGAGGTTGAGGATTTTGAGATTGTGGGTGTCGGTGGCACCCGCGTCGCCTATCTCGGGCCGGACGGGCTGGTATACAAGGTCAACTGTGACATTGACTTTGCCAGTCAGCAAAAGGCCGAGTATGACAACTGGCTTCGTGTCTCCCAGATGAGCCTCCCCCATGACTTCGCTGTGCCTGACATGGCACGAATTGACACGGCCAACGGCATTGTCATTGTTATGGAGTACATTCGGGGTATTGAGGCTCCATGGTGTTTCGCTGGTGACTGCCGGTGTCACCTTCCTGTTTGTGCCAATAGGTTGTGTAATGACCTCATGGACGCTACCGGCCTTTCGGACATTCTGGCCTGCAACGTCATCATTGACGAATTCGACGGCATGTGGTACATTGTGGACTTTGGTATCAATAGGGCCTAATCGGGCACCCCGGGGGCGTCCACATACTGAGACGCCCCTTCCCAAATCACCGAGAATGAGGTACAATAGAGCCATGGACGACCTAATCCAGCAGATACTCGCTATCATCCCCACCGCCACGTTTGATGAGCACATTGACGACGGGGAAATCGTAATCTATACCGGCCTTGTTTCCGCGCCCGGTGGAGAGGTTGTGCCCCTTGACTCCTAAGGAATGGGCAATCGCCAACGGCTATGATGTGAAGCCGGGACGTGGGCGTATGCCGAGACACATCACTGAAGCCTACCGGGCCGCGATGGGCAATACAGACAGTACGCCAAAGCGCAAGCCGTCTGTAACTCCCAAGACGAAGACTGTCACGAAGCCGGTAGAGTCTGGGGTCATTGAAACACAAGCCCCTGTCTATGGCCCCAACGCCAAAGTCTTTGCCTGGATAGACGGCAAGAAGGTATATGGGTCGATGCGTGCCGCCTGCTTCCTTACCGGCCTTTCATTGACCTATTGCCCGTGTGAGTCGCACCGTGCCATTGTGTCCAACACATCGGGCTATGTTCCTGTGATTGTCGTCAACGACGGCGCAGAGCGCAACTCATGAGGGAATTGTGGATAATCCTCGTGCTCGTCGGCGCAATCATCGTTCTGGTGACATTCGTCGGCTTACTTTGGGGTTTGGCCGGTAGTGTCTTCGGGGCTATCTTCGCAGGCATTCTAGCATCCTAAAGTAAAGTCTACCCCAACCTATTGACAACTACCGCCCCACTAGCGTATACTAGTCGTATCAAGTCAAACAGCCAACGAAAGGAAAACACCATGGCTGCTCGTAAGACCGTTTCCGCCGCTCGTGTCCGTGAGTGGTTCGCTTCCGCAAAGCCCGAGGGTGTTCCGACCCCCGGTAGCCGTGGCCGTCTCCACCCCGAGACCGTCAAGGCGTTCCACGCGGCCAACCCGCGTGAGAAGTACGTTCTCGGCACCAAGGACGAGTCCACCGTGGCCGTCAAGGTGTCCAAGAACACCAAGGCTGGCAAGGCCCGCTCCCGCACCGTGCAGGTTCCGGTTGCGGAGGCCCGTCGCCTCGCTGGTGAGTCCGCTGGCAAGCGTGGTCGCCTCTCCGCTGAGGCCCTGACCGCCGTTGGCGCGGCTCTGTCGGACCCCACGCCGCAGGCGTGATGCCAGGGGAGGGCCGGTAGGCCCTCCCCTCCCCCTCTTTCAAAACACTCTCAGAAAGGCAGAAATGGCAACTCAGGCTGGTTTCGAGATTTGGGAAATCGACAACGATGGTCGTGACTCCCGGGTCAAGTCGGAGCGCATTCAGGTTATCAAGTTGACCGTGCGTGACGAGAATGGTCGGTTCGCCGGTCGGGTCGAAGACCTCTGACGGAGGGTCACCCTGGTCACTCAGGGTGACGCCCCGGGGGCGTCCACATACTGAGACACCCCAGACTCTTTACTTGACACGACTCTCCGACTCATGCTATACTCGTTGTATCAACCGTTCGATAGGAGTTTCAATGTCTCGTTCTCTCACCACCTTCGCATCCCGCCAGCCTGCCGCCTTCATTCGCGGCACCGTGTTTGACCACGAGGTCACCACGAGCGCGGAGATGCTTCGCCTCGCAAATCTCGCCAAGTGGGACGTCCGTCTCCGTGAGATTGTCACGGACGCTCGCACGTCCACGAAGGCTTTTGAGGCCATTCGCACCAACCCGTTCGATGGCGGTCTGGACCGTCTCGGCATTCACGGTGAGCGGTATGGCGAGGTCCAGAATGAGCAGGCGTTCGGCCTGGTGGACGAACTTTCGCCCAAGTGGTTCGCCGCTGGTTCTTTCAAGGGCGGTAAGATTGTGTACGGTCAGGCTGACGTGGGCCGTACCATCATCATCGACCCGAAGGGTGCGGCTGACGAAATCAAGCCGTCCATTTCGGTCATCACCACGCATGACGGCTCCGGTGCCTTCGTGCTCGGTCGTGACGCCCTGCGTCTGGGTTGCTTCAACCAGTTCAGGTTCATGAAGAAGGGTCTGACGGATACCGTCAAGATTCGTCACACTCTCACGGTTCAGGACCGCATTCGTGCGCTGCGCCTGGCGTGGAAGGAGACGAACGCCTGGGTTGACGCCCTGGAGGCTGAGTCCAACGCCCTGTTCCAGAAGAAGTGCACCGACAAGAAGTTTTTCGAGATTGTCGGTAGCCTGATGGGTGAGCGCCCGAAGGAGAACAAGAAGGGTGCTCAGACCAAGTGGGACAACAACATGGAACTGTACTCGGAGGCGTGGAAGGGCCAGCCCAACGCCCCGGTTCGCGGGACCGCGTTCGGTGCGCTTCAGGCTCTTGTTGAGCGCAACCAGTGGGGTCGCACCATTCAGAACACTGAGAATGGTCTGGAGAACTTCGCAATGGCCGGTATGGGTCTGGACGGTGCAACCGCCACGTTCCGTGCTCAGGCTCTTGAACTTGTGAGGGCTATCTAGATTCATCGAAAGTCTCTGGCCTTGATTCTTAGGAATCAAGGCTGGGGGCTTAACGCCCCCAGGGGGAAGCGGACATTTCGGACAACCCCCGTTTTCCGCTGACAGCGGAACATGCCAGTTTCCCGAACCCCAGGGGAAATCCCAAATGCCCTTTACGAAAGGGTTCCCGCAAACGCGGGATTTTTTTTTTGCGCAACCCTCTTTACGAAAGCCCTTTACGAAACGCGGGAATTTTACATTCTTCGAACGCAAACAACACCAATAGCCCTTTGCGTAAGCAAGCGCAAAGCGCATTACGAAGGGGCTTTGAAAAAAGCGGAAATATCTTAAGTTAGCACCTTCTCGGCTCCCCGGTCTGGTTCATTGCTTCCTAGGATACCTAATTACGGGTCCATTGCTGTTGCACGGAGAGTAATCAGCACCGGGCGGTAGGTCTTTAGAGGCCGACTACCATTCCCACCTATTTCTCATCTACTAGTAGTATAGCATAGAGTGTATCATGGGGCAAATTACGAAAGGTCTGGGAAAAACGCGGGAATTGTGCAATTTTTACGATTTCTGGGCTTTCATTGTGCAATTTGTATAGCAAATGGACAGAAATCGCTTCTTTTTGTATATGGTCCGTAACACAATCGTAACATCATCACAAAACCTGTAGTGTTATGAATCTTATAACCTGTAACGCTAACTATCTGGCCACTCGTTATGAGACAGGCGTTGCTTGCCAGAGTACCATACATCCACAGTCTAGTTTTTGCTTTCTTCCATTACCGGCCCCTTTTACGAATATTGATATTTCCCTCAACGGACCTGACGTAGACGCTGATATGCTTGCCGCCCGCGTACATGTGGCCGCAACGGGCACACTTGGTAATCATTTCCCAGGGTCGTAGGTCGTGTCCTCTAAAGTAGCAGATTATTCTCTTCACTACCGGCCCTCTTTCTTACAGTCTAGGTAGTGAAAGGCATCGCCTTTGAACACCCACTTGCCGCACTTTTCGCACAGTCGCTCACAGATTTTGCATCCTTTGTCCTGGCAATATTTACAGAGGTAGTCACCCATTACTCTACTACCGCCTCGGTTGTAATCACAACTTCCGACTCATAGCCGTGCATTCTGAAGCCGTCTCTGATTGCGTAGGCTAGTCTTTGCTGCTCCCGTCCCAAAAGACCGCTCAGGCCGGATACATCGAGTGACCACTCTACTGTTGTGTTATTGTCTCTTGCCCATGATGTTTGTACTTTAAACTTCATACCGGCCTCCCGATTACTCTTTCACTCAATAGGATATACCGCCTGCGAGTGTCGTCATTGGCGAGTAGTTTTTCTCTTGATACCGGCCCGACTATTTCCTCAATGAATGGGCGGTACGTGTCGTCATCAAGCCACTGCTCAAAGGTGAGGTCCAGGTCAATACCCTCAGTGCGCAGGTAGTAGTGAGAGAGCCTGTCTTCGCCTACATAGCACTTGATAATGGACCCTCCCATAATATCCTGCAAAACGAGGGCGGTAACGACGCATTGGCCCACCGCCGGATTCAACCTACTCCACTTATCAGGGTAGTATGAAGTCTCTTTACACCAGGCGTCACGGATTCTCACTACCGGCTCCTGTTGTCATATAACACAGCGCTACCGCCCCAGGAAAACACGTGGTAGTTCAAAAAGGCCATGAGTCTGGCTTGCCAGTACCATCTGTAGTACTGGCTCCATCGACTACCCCCGCCGTCGTAGGCCAGGTCATATTCCACCTTCCACGGAAGGTGGGAGCGGTCGCGTGGCTTCCGCTCCACAGGGTACAATTGCTTACGCATGACGCTCATTCCACCTTTTACGAAAGTCTGAGTCCCACCAAATCCATACCGTCTGCGCCAGGCATTCGGCGGAACAAATGTGCCCATACGGACTATTGGAAATGGCGTGCTTGTACTGGTGCTCAGACAACCAGGCTTCTAAGTTATCAATTTCTTCTCTAGTCACCACAACCCCCAAGGAATTTCCTCACCGCAGTCGAGGCAGTAGCCATACCACATGCTGCATCTGTGGCCGTCTCTCTCACAATTACTACCGGCCTCAGCCTCATCCAGAGCATCAAGCCCCTGCTGCCTCAATTCCTCGTAGTCAGCCATTACCAGGCCCCCTCAATAAACTGTTTTCCAAGGCTGCGCAGGCTTTCAAGTTCCTGTCGTGCTGTTAGCAAGTCATTGTCCAGCAACCGCTGCTCAATGTCTTCTACCATAGCCTCCACACCCCGGCGAAAAGCCTCCTGAATGGCGTCATATGCTAGGTTGCCCTCTCTCAACGAATCAGGCACAGGGACACAAGGGCTGTATGCCTTGAACCCCCTGGTAGGCTGGCCGTTGTTCAACAGCAGGAAACCGCAAGCATGGCACCACGTATGATTGTCCTCGTCGGGGGACTCTGGAACGTGTGTCTTGTGCCAGGTTCTCATTACTTGTCTCCAAAGTCCGGTAGAAGTCGGCCATTGATAACACAAAGAAGTACCGGCTCGTCCTCTACCCATTTATCTACTTCTATTCCTCGGTCAAGGGCCACAGAAAATGGACAGTCTCTCAAATCATCGTTCCAATAAAGACATTGAATAGAATGTAGAATATAAACTACCCGTTCACTTGATACCGCTCGTCCATAATGGGCGGTGGCGTGACGCTGACGACCTACAATTTGCTCGATTTGGGCGGGAGGAACAAGATTACTCATTCTTGTCTCCAAAGTTACGAGCGGATTTTAGTTGAGCAAATATGTCGCCACTCTTGTCGATACCGCCCAAAATTTCACACTGTCCTTGACAGGCACAAAAACCGCCGCCGCACACAAAATTAGTCGTTGCCTGTTGAGGCAGTGGGTCTGGCCACTCAATGTGTTCACTGTGATTACCGGCCTGGCATCCGTCACAGGCTGTTGGATATGACATTTACTCATCGTCCTCTTGCTCGTGCACCTGAGCCGCATTCGGCCCCGGCCCAATGAAAATAGGTGGCGAGGTCCAGTCATGACAGTTACCACAATACCCCTCTGCTATATCAACGGGATGACAAGAGGTCATTCCGCACTCTGGACAGGTTATGCTGGGGCTCATCTTACCGCCAGTATTACGATTGCGGCCATGAAGACCGGGAATATTGCCTCAGCCATTACCGGCCCGCCCTTCGGCTCTCTTATCCAAAATATCACTGAGCAGATTGCGCCTGGCGGCTTCGGCCCACCACACCTTCCACTCTGCAAGAATGTAGTTGTATTCTTCTTGTAGAGATATCAATTCCTCTAGCACGACCGCCCCGCCTCGCACCAATTCAGCGTCGGTCATTTGGGCGGTAGTTTCCTTGGTTTCTTCTACGTTTATTCTTATGTCTTCAAGATTCTCTTGCCAGCCCATTACTTGTCTCCAAAGTTACTCACGGTTTGCCCACCACACAAAGCCTAATCCAATAGCAATTAGTACCAAGGCAGTTATTCCTAACCAAGTCATTCTGCTCCAAAGTTACGAATTCTACGCTCAATTTCATCGGACAAATCCGGTATAATTATAGCGTCCCAATACGCCACATACGCATGATACAGCGGCATATCGTTATTGGTTATGTCCAAGAACTCCTGTCCCGTCACATATCCGTGTTCTTGGATGAATTCATCTACCCTATCGAATAGGTCGTTCATTCTGCTCCAAAGTTACGAAGTTCCATTGCGGCAACCTCCCCAGAAATGATTGCAGCATACATAGGCGGTCAATGGGTGTACCGGCTCAAATGTTTCTTCCTCTACTTTATGAGAGGCAGGGTAGCCGCAGAAGTAGCAACTTTCCTGTACCGCCCACTCTACAATCTTGTGAGCATGGTAGCGACTGTTGACCAATGAGTTCAAAAAGGCCGGTAGGTCAGGGGATTTCTTATCCCACTGTCCAGTTTCATTGTTGTACCAGCCAATGTCATCCATTATCTACTCCAAAGTTACGAACAATTCGGGCGGCAGCAAGAGCGCCGTCTACCTGTCCCTGAATGAATCCGTTAAGTGGTTCATCAGCAGAGTCAGTGACCAATTTTACTCTATTCTCAATCTCCTGCGCTATCGCCTCCAAAATGTCAGGGAGAACGGCATTAAGAGCAAGACGAGACTCGTCTTCACATTTGGTACAGCCAGTGGTGACCTCAGGGTCATAGTTTATACACTGACGATAATCGGTTCCTCGACATAGAACCTCCGCAGCCTTCTCCACCCACTCATTAGGAATGTTCATCGGTGTGCCTCACAGGTGTGCTTCATCCACATCACTCTTCCAGACCCTTGCTTACCGTTATCTTCCCACCTGTAATAATGTGCTACCGCCCCGCACTCATCACAGTTAGGACGCTTTCTCAGGTCGAAGATGCCCTTGCCGTAGGCGGGCTTGCCCATGTACCAAATCTTGAACCGGCTCCACTTCCACGAGAGCGGGAAGGCGATTTGAATGCTGCCCTTCCACGACTCATGCCACGGCCAGCGGTGTGAGTGGTGGTGCGCGTGGTCGTTCGCCGCATCCTCTAGAGCGGTGCGAAGCAACTCAGTACGACGGTCTCCCTCGGCCATGTCATAAAACCTGTCAAAGATACTGAGTTCCTGTCTAGCAAAGTTCTTGCGGTGGCAGTTCCAGTATTTGGGCAATTCCAATAGAATACCGGGAGTCCAGTAATACTCCCGACCCGTCTGGTGGTCAGTGGGTATCAGTGTTGACTTCATCGCTCAGCACCTTCCAGTATTCCGCACACTCACTTGACATACCGCCTCAACGTCGAGATTGCTTGCTTGATATCTCTGCTCTCTTCTGGGTGGTGGCGTACCTCAACCAGCCAAAGGTCAAGCAAGGCCGCACACTTGCGGCTAAAATCCTGCTGTTCCTGTGTGTTCACGGCAAGCCCTTCTTTTTCTTGACATTAGCCACGAAAGTCTCCAACTCGGCGGCGAGGTCATGCGCACCATTCTTATAGAGGTGCAGAATCATCGTCTCTGCCGGAATGAAGACCTCACCTTTGAGCAGGTAGTAGTCCATCTTTGTCGAAGGTGTCATTGTGGGTCCACGTAGTCGTTGAGAATTTCCTCTAGGTCGCTGGCAATAACGTCCGTGTTGTCATCCAGAGTTTCAAGGTGCTTCAGCCTGTAGATGATATCCCTGACGTCCTCAGCGAATACTTCCTGTCTCATGCTCATACCAAAATTTCCCTTGCTCGTCACGATGTATGATGGTCGTGCCTCTGATGTGGGTGAAGCACGCTCTCATTATAGCACGTGTCCAGGGGTTTAGCAAGAGGTACGCCGAGACAATCGCAGCCAGAATCGGTGCGCTCACTCTATGTATCCAAACTGTCTTGCGATGGTGTAGAGGACTTGAATGTCAACAACCTTCATACCGGCCCGCTCAGCAATTGTCTCAATGTCCTCGCCCTTACGAAAGAGCGTCTCAATTGTCTTGGCCATTACGATGCCATCAAGAGAAATTCCGGTAACGTGGATGGAACCATCCTCTTTTTTGACTGTGGTTATGAGACTCAATGTGTCGGTCCTTCCTCATGCTCGGAACGTCCGGTAACCGTCTTGTTCATATTACGAACGATGAACTTTGTGCCAGGGATTTCCAGTTGCTCTCTGACATACCATACTGACAATAGACGGAGCATACCGAGGACGTCGCCTGCGGTGTGCATTTCCACCAACTTACCGGCCCGGTAGATATCAAGGGTTATCACAGTGGCTCCTGACGGTACTTAAAAATTGCCTCCAGTACCTTGTCTACCGGCGATTTTTCTGACGCCTCACACTCGCCCTGACAGTCGCATACAGCCCCTCCTAGACCTTCCTCACCCTCTACCGGGCTCGGTATGACAGTGGGATTATGCTTGGAATGGTCTCCGAACCAGCAACCTTGACAGGGGTAGATGTAAGCCATTATTCCTCCCCGGTCGGCGGGGCCTGGTCGGCGGGGAGGGCGAGGGCGTCGAGGGCGGCGCGAACATGGGCGATAGGCAGGACGGCATCGACCCACATATGACCAGTCGCCCGCTCGGTGTCATCGCACAGCGCCCGTACCGCCGCGACCTGCGCTTCTGCTCGCAAAGCACGTTCCTTCCAGTCACTCATATGGGTTTTCGCTTCCTTGGTTGCCCTCGTCCCATGCTTGCTTCAGCAATGGCTGGACGACATTCTTGGCTACCGCCCGGTAGAGACGGAGAACATTCTCAACGTCTCGTTCACTATTCCCCCATGCCTCGGGAGGACCGATGACATATCCAGCAATGGCCTTGGCGATATCTTCTTCAGTAATCACAGCAAATCCTCCTTCAGGTTAACAGTCTGGGTGCGGCGCGGTCTGGGCATTGGCCGGTCGTCGGCAATGACCCCTCGCCTGTGGTGGGTGTGCCAGGACAGGTTCTTGCACATCTTGTCCCACACTTCCGGCCTGGAAAGTCGCCGGTAGGAATAGGTGTAGTCTTTGAACACACCATCAATGTATAGTTCATAACGCCATTCCGGCTTGCCGGTCATCCATGGCTCGTGCCACCCCGACTCAGCATAGTGCTCGGTGATGACGAATTTGAAGATGAACTCATAGGTCTCGGTCATGCTGGCTTGAACAAATCCAGGTTCTTGTATACTTGGTCGTAGTTGTAGGTGTCGCTCGCGAGTTCCCTGATAATGTCATTGAGTCGGGCGGTACCGATTTGTAGAGGATACCACTGTGACCAGAGCGTGATATTAGGCGCGGCCATCTTGCGAACGCCTACCTGGAAGTTGCCTCCACCCGCGCCAATCCTGCGGACCCACTCCCAGCCCTTGACTTCCGGTAAATTCTGCACTATACTCTCCGTGATGTTAGGTCTTCAACGTCTTCGTACTCTTCGTCGCCCTGCTCTATACCGTAATAGAGTTCGTGGTCGTCATTTTGCATCCATACGAACATGATGCCTCCTGTACCACCATTATACCGCCCGACTTTTTACTTGTCAAGGACGCATGTCTGACGGTGGGCATCCCGGTCCCAGACCACGAGCCCGCAGCCATTGAGACAAAGATAGAAGGTGTTGGTGGAAATCATGCCTGAGCAGTAGACCCGCTCAAACTTGCTGGCTGCTAACTCTTCCTGCTCTTGCCGGAAGCGGCGTGCAAAGTCGTTCATTTCTCTTCCTTATGGCACTTGCAACTGCAATAGGTGACATTGTTGGTGAGGACTCCGAGAAACTTCCCTGGACACTCCCGGCCCGAAATCTCAGCGGGTTTACCCCTATGTCGGCCAGTTATACAATAACCCGACTTAGCCAATTTGCTCACGTACTTCTTGCTCGGAGAGGTCGGCCTCTCTTTGCAGAACTTCCTTTGCCTCACGCAGGCGTTCGTCACGAGCAATATTGATAGAATTAATCTGTGCTCGGTTCTCAGCGATTTTCTTCAGTCGATGAATCATCCAGTATGCCTCGGGGTTGCCGTTCTCTTCAATTACCTTCTCTAGATTAGGGAGTTCCTTGCGTGTTTTCTTATCCAACGACCAGTAAAGGTCTAGCGCCTCACGCTGGTTGATACCAAGGCGGTAATATCCAAATCTGCGGTAGAACCACATGACAGCCTGCCACAATACTACTATTCCCACAGAAATCCACCAGGCTAATATATTACCAGCATAATCTTGGGAGGGGATGAACGCCACGGCAGCGACAAAGAGAACTAAGAGGGTGACAGTCCATAGGGTCGCGTGAAAATAGCCGTTTTCATACATCGTTAGATGAATCAATGGCGGCTTGTGCTTGATAATCATGACTCCCCAAACTGTGCTTCCAGGCTCAGAATCTCACCCATTTCAGCGATGCGCTCGGGGGCGAGGCTGAGAGCGTCCCTCAGAATTTCTGCGGTGGCAATCACGCCCTCGTCCTCATGGCTGCGTCCTGCATTTTCTAGGATGCCTGCAAGCCTGTTCATGGTGTAGTGTGCGTTTGCTGCGAAGAGTAGAGCCTGCTCGTTCTGCTCAGGCGGAAAACCTTCGTCCATCAGAATTTCTCCATCGAGTCGTAGCCAGTGAATGCAGGCTGAAACTTATGGCTGCACCACGAGCAAATCAAGTACGGTCGTGACAACTTCTTCTGAAGACAGCCGTCACAGAAGAGGATTACGGTCGGGGGTTTGGAACAACACTGTGGGAGCCTCACTCGCCATGTTGCGGGGTTTCGGCCCTGGCATGTTTCTCCCCAGACGACCTCACACGGAGGCCGGTAGTCAAAGTCCAGATGGTCAATGACGACGTTCTCCGTCTTCATACCTCCATTATACCATGACTACCGGCTCGTGTCTAGACTCTCCACATTTTACGTAAGTGGGCGGGGTCTATCACGCTTTGTATCTTGTTGGCTTCAATCATAGCATCGGTGAGATACTGCCTGAAGTCCTTGTACTCTTTATCGGTTAGGGTAGACCGTTCTACCTCAGGTGCTTTTGGGGGTATATGTTCTAGGACTGTCCTCTCTGGGGTGGGACGAATATATGCCGCATCCCATCTTTTCAGACATGATAGGCAGTAAGGACGGGAGCCGGAATAGCCAAAGGGCTTGTCACACTTGACACAGTAGAAGTCACGAACGGGGAGGTAGTAACCCCAATATCCATTGTCTTCCCACCAGAAGTAGTAATACTCGTCACCGTGTTTGGCTAGAGTGTCTACCTTGGCATAATCGGGGACCTCTTGGGGCCACCGGCCCGAATTCTGGACAAGTTTCTTCAGTCTGGCCTGTTCATCACGACGACGCTGCTCAGCCTCACGGTGAAGTCTCTGGCGACGTATCGCCTCTTCCTCTCTCTCACGCTTTCTGCGTTCTTCCGCACGCTTTCGGTCAGCCTCACGTTCAAGTTCACGCTCAATCTTTCTTGCTGCCTCTTCACGTTCCTCGACATGCTCTGGGCATTCGCAGAAAGTCTTCTCGTGGCCGTAGTATTCTCGCTCCTGCTTCTGGGTGGCATGAATGGTGGCGACATACTCGGGGCGCTGCCATCTGTTCTCATACAGGTAGATATCCTTGGAGTATTCCGCCTCCAAGTCCTTTTCCTGGCTCTTTCTCATAAGCCACACGCTGAGCATACCTCCAGCCCATATGAACATTGCTATTTCCATTTTTCTACCGCCCAGATTATCAGCCCGGTGACAGCACCACCTAGCATACCTGCCAGAAAGACCAAGGTTGCGCCCTCGGTTCCTGCTGTGAGATATGCGAACAGCAGAGCACCCGCAACTATCCAGATGAGGACAGCGGTGGCTCTTTGCTCCACTTTCTTATCGTGGTGTTCTCTTTCCATAGTGTCACCTTAGTGTAACCCGTCTGCACGATGTACGTCAAGGGGGTCTCTGCTAACAGTATACCATAGTACACGTAATCGCATATCTGGACCGGCGAGCGGTAGTGAGAGGTAGCCTTGACAGACTCCCCCACCATCGGTGTCCAGTCCTTGTCATTCTCATTTGCAAGTTGCCTGAGTCGTTCAATCTCAGAATGGGGGTGCTTCACAGAAACACCACCAGCAAGAAGATGCAAACACTGAAGTACCAAAGAGCAAACTTCTCGCTGGTAATCTTCTCATGCCAGTTGTCACCGGGGAAGTCGGGAAGTTTCATACTTCTTCATCCTTTGCCATGACAATCAACATTCGGGCGGAATCGCCGTAGTGTGCTCCACCCATAGCAACAGAGTGAATGAACCATCCCTGTTCCAGCAGGTCGTTGACCGACTTTTCCATGCTTGGAACATCGTAGGTCTTCAAGATTTTACACTTCATCATCTTCCTTGACCATCATAACTGTAATGTGGTGCTGAGTCTCGAAATAGGCCGAGTAGTCAGACTTCCTTGTGACAACAGCGGCGGTACTCATGTGCTCTACCCGCCAGCCTTCATCGGCCAACCCCTGAATGGCGTTCGTCATGTGCTCAGCGTTGGTGAGCGTGAGGAATCTGACTTTCACCTTGTATATATTCCAAACAGTGAATCGGGTTGTCCGTTGCTGAATACTCCACCATAGAAGGTCGTCTCCACGACTACCATACCGGCCCGTTCCAGGTCAACCCTGTGAATGGCTTGTCGGTGCGTCGGGTCCATGCCCAGCACGTCGGTAGTCTCTGGATTGGGCGTCGAGACGACCACTCCCTTGACGCTGTACGCCTTTAATTTCTCCAGCAGGGTGAAGGGCTTGGACAGGTGCTCCAAAATTTCCAGGGCCACGAACCAGTGCGCTTCGCGGGGCGGTGTCCAGACGTTGAGGTCGGTTCCGTCGATTCCACCGTCAATGGGGATATACCGGCCTCGCCAGTTATACTCTGCTCTGAGACAGTAGTCGAACTCTGTCATACCGGCCCCGATATCGACAACCGTCATGGTGTCATCCAGGCCGAAGTCTCTCATGCGGTCGATTGCGGCCCGGTAGCGGATTGCCCGATACTCATACTTCCCTTCTCGCTCTGAGAGATACTGGTCGCAGTTAGGAATTGTGGGAGTCCACGTCACGACGTTCTCCTAGAAACTCAAAGCCAAAGGCGGTAACAAAATGGAGCACGACGAACGGGACGGTAACTATACCCGCTGACGCACCCAAAGACAATGCCACAACCTGCAAAGCGAACAATAAGATGTGTGTCTGAATCCAAATGTTGTTCATTCTAGTCCGTTCGATTCTACTACTCGCCACCCGACTCTCAGGTGGCTGTTTATCAAAGTCCAGATGTAGTCGGTCGCTGCATCAGGTGTCTTCTGCCTGTCGAAGTCCAGAAAACTCACGCCGTCGAAGTCTTCGTATCTCTTCCATACCAGCCTGCCTTCCAGCCAGTAGGTGTGACGGCTTCCGTTCTTCTCTAGGACGACCATCACTTACGACTCCGAATGTTAGGGTTGTATTTATAGCAGAAGTCAATTTCCTTGACAATCTGTCTCAGTACCGGGCTAGTGCTCCACACATCATCGGGAAGGCTTACAATCTCTGCATACAGGTCGTTGAGAAATTGCTGCGGCATGACAATCTTAAAGAAGATTTGCCAGAGGTTAGGGTGGTCCACACCCGCTTCGACATTGCTGTCTGGGTGAACCCTAATGTGATGCTCACGCATGTACGTCATGTTACTTCCTTTATTCTCCATCCGACTTCCAGCCTGGACCCCACCGCCCGAAAGATGAAGCGCAAAGACTCTTCGCGCCGGTCAAAGGACAGTGTATGGTTGGACGGTGTGTCACGAAGGGTCCGGTAGTCGATGTTCACATGCTTATCGTCTTCTAGACGGTACGTGATTTCGCCTTCTACCTCATTCGTCACTGTGACGACCATTTCGTTCCTTCCAATCTTGCTTCAGGCAGCGTCCACACTTGCCATAGATTTCCACGACACCCCAAATTGTGTCGCCACCACACCGAGGGCAACTAACTATGTCTGCATCGTGGTCATAAATCATAGTCGTCACGCAACTCCATATCTAGGGCTTGGAGAATCTTGTCGGCTGCAATCTCGGCTGTACCGCCCCCTGACCAGTTCATCCAGATTTGGTTAATCAACTCACGTCGGTTGGGAGGCTTGGTGCCATACCAAGTTGTCTCGCCGTCAGTGAGATAGGTTTCCAGGCGGTCAGCGAGCCAGGCGTTCACGTCCCAGGCATACGAATCGTCGTCGTCTGGGTCACGTGCGTACACTTCTTGCAAGACTGCAAAAATCTTGTCTCTCATATTTCCTTCACAGAGAATAGTGGAATGGTGTCGTCAAATGTCTCATAACCAGCGTCTTCTAGAATCCAGTAGGCTTCGTCGCTCAAAGTGCGAGGACTTAGCCATTGTCCACGGCTCATGGTATATCCCAATGCCAGTGCACGGAGGTCGTCAAGCAACCGGGCCGGTACTGTGACGTTGAGAGTGTGGTCCCTCACGAAGTCTCCCGAATGATAGCCTGGATAATGTCATCTTCCTCACGGTTGAGTTCAGACAAAGCCCTGACATGCTCGGCTCGCTTATCCTCAATCTTCTGTAGACGAAGACGATAGAAGTCAAGATACTTTCGTGCGTTCACAGATATTCCTCTTCGATGTAGTCAACGATATCCCAGACCGCGCTGTCGGCTACCCGCAGCATTTCTAGAAGGTTCTCGTCATACTGGCGCAGGACGTTTTGTAGGTTCTGCACGGCAGCCATACCCTGCAAGACACTCTGCACTAGTTCTTCCATTACTTCCAACCCCTTATAACCTCAGAAAACCTCTGCTCTAACCGAAGGCGTAGGCAATCTCCGTGCCGTGGCATCGTCTTTTTGCGAGCGTCATACGCTTCAATTGCCAGACTCCGACCTTCTTCGGTGTCAGACCAAGATGCCTCACAGAACCAGTTGCCGTTGCCCTCGTATGTCTCTAGATAGAGAAACGAAACCTTGTTGACTCGCATGATGTTCCCTTTCGTCGTGTGATGCATCCATTATAGCACCGTGGACCGCCCCCGGGCAAGGGGCGGTCCACATGCTGAGACTACCTGGCGTTCAGGTTGACGCCTGTCCCAGAAGGTACAGGCAGGAAGTCAATGTCACCATCCTCTGCCAACTTCAGCACGAGACAGGTGTCCTCCGAAATACCGGCCTGGCGGCAGTCCTTGAATGAGTCGTACTTGGTGCGGTTCACAGCGTTGCGCTGCTCCTGAGCCTCATTTTGCAGACGAGCCTCTTCCTTTGCGGCAAGTCCGTCAATGAGTCCCTGGCCGGGACGAGGCTTCTCGATGCTCACAGAGTTGATTGTGATGAAGTCCTCACCAAGAGCATCCTTGACCTCAGAAGGAAGGTCAGCCTTTACCTGCTGCTCAAATGCGGTCTGAACCTCAGCCTTGGAGTAAAGGTCTTGCCAGTTTCCTTGAAGGCTGGCCTCGTTCATGCTCGCAGCGAGCGGTACGTAGAGGTAGTCATTCAGGAATTCCGCCCACCCAGCATCAGTGTAAGCCTGATACTTGATGCCGACCTTCTCATGGAAGTCGCGGAGAGCCTGGCAGGAAGTGTTCAGGGTGAATGTCACAAAGCCCGGTACAGACAACTCCTGGCCGTCATTGGTGGTAACAGTGATAGGGGGAGCCTCTGAGCCTACCCGCCCGGTAAACGAGAATGTACGCTGACCAGCGGGGTACTTGTAGTGAGAGTCAGAAGGACCATCGTAGTTGCGTGTGGACGAGCCAACGCAGTTTTCGAATGTTGCACTCGACAGGCTACCGCCCGAATAGTGCAGACCGGCCTCGTCAGCCTGGGTGTTGATGCTGGAACAGCCAGCAAGCCCCAGGATTAGGGCAAGGGCCACAAAAATTCGCTTCACGCTTCTAGTTCCTTTTCGTATAGGGCGATGCTCGCCTCGTTCTGTGGGTCTGCCGCTCCCGCTGCGATGCGGGTGAGGGCACGTTCATATGTCTTATTCAGTTGTCGTACCTTGTTGGCTCCGCTGCGGAAATACACCACGCATCCCCAGACGATTCCAACGAAGAGGGCTGCCAGAATCAGCAGCCCCAGAATTGCGACAAAGGTCACCATCACAGTTCTCCGGTGAAGTTACCGTTGATATCCATGTCCAGGCCCATTTCCCTCATGGCCTTTGCGCCTTCCAGACCCTTGATTGCGGTCATGCTGGCCATGGGCCACAGTTCATCCGGCATTCTCCTGACCAGTTCCCTGATGATTTCCTGGAAGGCTGCCGGGTTTGCCTCGATGGTGCCGGACTTCATCGCGTACATCAAAAGAATGGATGAGACCTTGACCAGCCACGTCGGGCCGGGGTCAGACTGAGTAGCCTTGCACTCAGCCAGAAACTCGTGCATTTCCTGTGCGTCACTCATGTTTCTCCTAGTAGTCTATGTACCAGCCACGCCAGTCGTATCTGTCAACGAGGCGGTAGAATCCTTGTGCTATTACAATGCCGGTAACTCCAAAGGGAAGACCCAGGACCAACATCAGTAGAGCCTCCATCATAGCATACCGGCCCTTGCCTCGTCAACCTCTTTGTGCAGGCCCAGAACAGTTCTAGCCTGAAGATTCTTTTGGCGGTCTCCGTTGTAAAAATATATAAGGGTGGGTACCGACTGAATGGCAAACTCGTCCAAAAAACCCTCGTCCTTGTCCACGTCAACTCTAACCCAGATGGTGTCACCGTGAGTATCCTTTTCCGCTGCCGCCCTGAAATGAGGCTCCAGGCGCTTACACGGCCCACACCACGGAGCACCGAACTCAACCACAACATGACTGAAACGCTCGACAAGTTCATTGAAAGTGTCGAGCGTGTCAACCGTCAGTAGGTCAGCCAAGGCTCCTGGTCACCGACTTCAACTTGAAGGAAAGACCCAGGGATTCCAGCAAGGACTTGACGTTGGCCACAGCGTCATTGTCAGAACCAGCCTGAACAACGTGCTGGCCTGCCACTCCACCGACCTCAAAGGAAACGGTGTAGGCATTCACAGTCTTGGTTCCCGAAATGGTGACATTCGTCACGCTCGGATTGACGTTGGTAAACTGTGCAGGCTTGGCCTCGAAATGCAGATGCGGGCCAGAGGTAACATGTGCCGCACGCTGCTCCAAATCCTCGGGGTAGAAGTCACCACCGAAGTAGCGGCCCTTTACCTGTGACCAGTAGGTGCGACCCCAGGATGCGCCCACTCGTGCAAAGAGGTCATAAACTGCCTTCGGTACCTTGTCATAGGCAACGGCAGAACCATAGCCCGTAAACTCTAGATAGAGAGTCTGGGTTGGCTCGTCGTAGTGGACGCTCTCAATGGCGTCTGAATATCGGGTCGGTGCCTCATGGGTGTAGGGCACGTCCGGTTCAAAACTCATTCTGTTTCTCCTTGTTTCTTATTGGGTCTCGCCCAACATGACAAATATGTCGTAGCCTGTGGCTGATTTTCGTACGATGAATCGGTGGAGTTCGATTAGGTCTCCCGGCTCACCGTCATGGATTTTGCCAATCATGGAGTCGATAATCAACTCTACCTCATTTGGTTCCAGAAAGCGGCGCTCGCCGCCAACTTCAGCCTGGTATCCGTTCTCTTTGAGAAGCCAGGCGAGATACTCAGGATTCAGGCTTGCCCCTGTTCCTGAAAAGGTCGGTGAGGGCCTGCTGGCCTACCGCGACTAGTGTGTCCACGGCTGCGTTTGCGGCAACCTTGATATCCGAGAAATCCTGCCACTCAGCGGGGTTCTCGGTAATCTCGTAGTGGGCGACACCGCTGGTGTCCAGCAAGTCAGCCACCTTTGCCAGAAGTTCAAACTTCTGGACGGGTGTCAGGTCGTCCACATCAAATGAAACTACTGCTTTAGCCATTCATTAACTCCTTCGTGAGTGTAGGCATTCCGAATTCCTTTTCGAGCCATTCGACGCCGGGGCGACCCATCTTCTGTCGGGCCGACGCATCGTTGGCTGTCCACTTCCCCTCTACTATACCACAGGTGAAGCGGAAGGGTAAATAGCGTCCTCCAAATTTTACCTCGTGTTTACTATACCGTCTGTGTTCTGCTACTGCAAGACATTGCACTGCGTAGAGGAAGGTCATGGTGGGGATTACGCTGGGCTCTCCACTGCTTGTGAAATAGGCCCGGTACTGTTCTGGGTCTTCTCCGTTTACTATCTGGTAATAGGCGTAGAGAATGTCGTCTACCTTCAGGTCACTACCGGCCTTTCTTGCTTCAACGTCTGCAAAAATATCCGAATGGGTGAACTTCTTCTCGTCCCACTGGACAGCCTGGTCTGTGACACAGACTGCAAAGTCACCGCCAGCCGGGGTAGTCTGGTCGGCATGGCGACCTGGCATCTTCAGAATGACATTCTTGTACGGCTCTATTCGATGTGAATACAACTTCCCCTCAGAAATATAGGGGATTGTCTCATTCAGGGTGGTGAATCTCATAGGTTCCTTTGCAAGTAACTAGGTGTGGGTAGATGGTCATTCTATCGGTGAGGGAGACCTCAAAAGGTGTTCTCCAACAGCAGGGCATTAGCCCACCCGTTCCGTCAGGTGGGCAAAGGTGCACTACCTCTTCGTTCAATTCATACATCCAATTATCGGTGGCTGACAGTCATCACATGGTAGCCAGAACAGACAGAATCCATTTGTCCCAACATAGACTCCCGGCCCGTCTCCATGCTCGGTTGCGTCAATGGCCTTCTCAAAACTAATGTTGTCCCCCACCTGGGGCAGATGTGCGAACAGGAGCGTGGAGATATTCACGAGGTCTTTAATCGAATCCTCGTATGTGTCATAGCGGGCCTGTGCAATACACGGACCACTCCCTGTTCCTGCTATCAGGTGAAAGTGCATTAATTGAATTGAGCCTTTTCCAACCTCCACCCGTCTTGGAACAAGTCGGGCGCAAACTCATTCTTGTGGTGACCACAGAACAGCAGAACCTTGTCGTCCTTCACGGCGACAAACTGCGGGCGCTGCGAGCAGCGGTCACACAGGTCGTCCATCCCGAAAACCGGAACCGTCTCAGTTGTAGCAAGCATTATGACCTCCTTATAGTCATTATACCAGCATCTTTACTCTGGGTCGAACTTCTTCTTAAGCCTGACGTACTCAGCAAACTCTGGGTCGGTATGCGGAAGGTCTCGGTCGTCAACCCAACCATCACGCCACCTACCAGTGATAGACTTGTGGTATCCATAAATCTTAGTCTCTTTGTAGGGACCGTGTTCATTCCACTCTTCCAGAGTTTTAGAGACTGTTACCTCATAGACTTCACCATCACCGGCACCCATAACTCCACGGCCCTTTACCGCCTCGACAGCATCCTCAGGATTCTGAAAATAAGCAAAGGTCTTCATCCAACCCTTGCCCTCAGTGGTGTCAGTGTTTTGCTTGGCAGCGTAAATCTTACTCAGGCTCATGTGGCTCACCGTGTAGCGTCGAGAGATTTCTAATTTCCTCAACAACCTCCATTGTGGCCTTCGGTCCACCGACAGAGGCCACCATAGAAGGAAGAATGATTGTCTGAAAGCCGCTGCGGAGTGCAGACTTAGCAGTCTGACGAACACAGAAGTCACCAGCGATACCGACGATGTGAACACGTTCTATGTATCTCATGCGGAGATAGGGAGCAAGAGAGATACCGGCAATTGTTCTGCCCTGGAAACCTGAGTAGTGTGGATAGCCGTCACCCTTGTAGAACACCGGGTACTCCCGGCCCTTTGGTGACGTGCGTACACCAAGGTTCAGAGCGGGGTGGAAATTTGCGCCGTCTGTGGTCTGGACACAATGTACCGGCCAGGTGTCCTCAAAATCAGGCTCGGCGGGCGGTAGCGCAAAGTGCCCCTGGTTCGTGTCAGGTGGAGCCTTGTGCCAGTCCTTTGTGAAAACAACATCTACATAGTTGTCTTCGTACTCTTTGATGTAGGATGCAACCTCTTCGGCTACCGCGTTGCCACCGGCAACGGCGAGGGCACCGCCCTCGCAAAAATCTCGTTGGAGGTCCACACAAATCAGAGCGGTATTCATAGGTTATCTCTCTTCTTTCCGCAGCGGTCACAATACAAAAACATGCCTGCTGTGAAAACACGTCCACATTTCAGGCATACTGGTGATAGAAACTTGAACATTGTTTTAACCTCTTTCCAGACAGCCAAGCCGACTGTTCAACGCTTGTGAATCAACTGTCTACGACAAGTATACCATCCCCGGGCCGGTATGTCAAGGGTGCTGAGACTTCATAATAGCCAACTCAGTCTCAGCCTTCACTCTCTTCTCAGTCTCCGCATAGTATCTGTCACGCCAGGTGGTGACCTCGGTCTCTAGTTTGGCATTGTCCTCACGCAAAGAGGTAATGGTCAGCCTGAGTTCGTCTCGTATTTCCTTTGCATCATCAGCCCTTGCCTTGGACTTCGTAAGAAAATGCTCCACGACCTTTAGTCCGACACCCCCGAAGATGGTGCCAATCAATGCGAGAATCCCAGGTGTCAACTCCATTACTTCTTCGATTTAGCCTCCCACCTTAGACGTATCCATTTTACCGCCGCAATCAGACCGAGAGCGAACGTGCTCAGCCAGGTCATCGGGAAGAGACCCTGAATTATCCAGATGAGCAGAACGGTGAACAGAATGACGATGTACGCCCAATACAGACCATGCTCGATGGTCTTCATATTGTCCCTCCAGGTACCATAGACAATCATGAAACCAGGGGTGGCGTACAGAAAGCCGAAAACATACAGAGAAATCTGGGTGGTGAGTGTCTGAGCGATAGGGGTGGTCACCCCCGGCGCAACCTGAGGAACATAGAATGGAGACACAATGTAGAGCCCTCCGATGATGAGGGCTAGTGCAATGATAAGTCTCACTGACCTTTGCGGGTCGTCTGCAACAAACCTAATTGGTCCCATGCGACCATTATACCCTATGTTGAGCCCTAAACCAATTCGCGGGCGGTAATGTCCTTGCCGACATAGCGATGGTTCCTTATGTAGTCTGAAACGGAGTCTATTCCATTCTTCCTACCGGCCAGAATGATTGCGAACCTCGGTTCCTTGCGGCCTTCGAAACAACCATTGCACAAAAGGAGTGTGGTGTTAGGAAGCAACTTGGACTTGCGAGGTCGGAGCGTATGTTTTACGCCCTGACAGACCGTGCAGACGCTACCCCTCATGTTCGAAAGGCTCCCAGATTTCATATTCGTCGTTCTCGATGTAAGTATCATATTCCATGCCGTCTCTCTTGAAGATAACCCTGGAGTAGTATGCTCCCATTTCCAGCAGATAACCGAAGCACCTTTCCTCGGTCAGCCAGATTAACTCCATCAGACGGCCTCCAAGAAAATCGGGCATCCCTTGTTGCGGGCGGACCACATGAAGGTGTTGATTTTGTCTGTGATGATAACCTGGGTCCGATGGTCAAGAGACTGGAAGTCCCCTCTCTTCACAGACAGCATCACATGGTCGCCCTTGTCGATAACCCTGAGCGGTGTGCCCGCTGGCCAGTTCATCGAGCGGAACATGTCCCTAATCTCTGGTGTATACAGGCTATCCACTGAGACGCTCACGCACCCTTTCCCATACTTCAGGTGTCTTGTGTGAGTTTCTGTTATGGTCCTTTCGACCGGCAGTGAGATAGATGGAGCCCCAGCAGCCATACTCACCATTACGCATACCGGCCTCCAGGCACTCCCGCATGACAGGACACGAAAGACACGCCTCGTCTATGACTTTGGCAAACTCTGGGTCCGCCTCATAATTCTCATAGAAGTCGCTGGTGTCCATGCCCTGACACACGGCCAAGTCTTGCCAATCTAGGTCTTCCTCATCGAGACCTAGAATGCTGAGGATATCTGACAACTCTCCCTGGAACGCTCCAAATTCCCTTTGCATCGGGGGAGACTCGGGTAGTTAAGCCCCACCGACCATCGCGTCGTTCAGCGCCGGTAACAACCGTTGGGTTATTCTTATTACGCTTGAACGGTATGTGTGACCCTCGCGGATTAGGAGTGAAGAAAATCAAGTCCCATCCCTCCCAGCGAACATCGTTTCCTAACTTGTTCTGCTGCCTGACGAACCGCTCGGTTCGCTCAATGGTTAGCAACATGTTTACCCTACTCTTCCATTATATCATGCAAAGAGAGGCCCCGTCAAGAGCCTCTCCATGCTTTTCTGACAATTACTTGTCCTTGTTCTCTTCGGCCTTGACACGCTCTGCGGTCTTGCGTCCAGTCTTGCCGGTCACCTTGTCAGAGGTAACGGTTCCACCAGACCCACGTCCAACAGAGACAGCATCCACGGCTGCGCCGTAGTCTGTGCCAGCCTCACGCGCACGGCGGTCAGCGAGAGTCTCAACATCAGAACGACTTTCGAAATTCTTTAGAGCCGCATCAAGGTCAACGTGTGCAGCCTCGGCTACACCAGCCTCCGCTGCTAGTTCCGCTGCCTCTTCTGCTGTCTTGTCGTTATACGCGGCAACAGAATCCTCAGCGGTGAAAGGCTTGTAGTCAACTTCCTTCTTTTCTGCCATTTAGGAAAACACCTCCATTAACTTTGAGTTGGCTCTGCCATCGACTATAATTGTAACAGTAGAGCCTCTCAATGTCAAACAGACTCTAGGACGGGAGTCCCACGCCACGCCCACTCGTCCGTGTACGTGTCCAGAATTCCCCACGAGTCCCAGGTACCGTCCATGTCCAGACCAATTGTGCGGGTCCAGTGGTCGTCCCCCGTCAGGTTCTCCCATTCGTACTTTGTGTGCATGTGCCCGTGGAAATGCCAATCGGGACGCAGATGCCCCAAAGCCTTATCTAGTTTACCCCTAGAAATCTGGCTGTCCAAATCCGGTTTTAGTCTTCCATTCCAGGGAGTGCGGTCGGAGCACTCATGACTGATGAAGTAGTCAATCTTCGTGCCCTGGCCCATCCTTGCGAGTGAGGCAACATCTTCGTCACGAATCTGCTCCTGCTCCCACCAAATTTTCTGACCCTTCCGGCGCTGGTAGTCCAGCCTGGCTGCCTTGTCAATTGACACAGCCCCAGCCAGGGACGCAAACCGCTTGCCGTCCCACTTCCACGAGTGAACACGAGGGGCATAGAGAATGTTAGACCTAGCAGCCATCCAACCATGGTTCACACGAGCGCCATACTTCTCCAGAAATTCCAGATAGTCATAGTCGTCGTGGTTTCCGAAGACGACGTTGAAAATGATGTTGGCCTTGCGTGCCTCTTCATTGACGATATCCAGTTCGGCAACGCCCTGGTGGTAGTTAGCCCAGAACCCCCAATCACCGCAGACGACAATATGCTGAACATGCTCGGTCACGGCGTGGTGCACCAACGTCACAGCATGACGCCAGTTACCATGAATGTCGCCTGCAATCATACAGCGCATTAGTCTGCCCTTCGGTTTAGTGCCGCCTCCATTTGCTCATCGACAAAGCAGTCGGCACAGATTTTCTTTCCGTCTTGTGTTGATGTTGCATTGAAGCCGTTGGATAGGAGATTACGGCCACAACCTCTTGGGCACTCCCGGCCCTTTTTGATGCGTCGTTCAAGACTCACTCTACACGCTCCAGGTAAACAAAGTGCGCAGGGGAGTAGAGACGGTACAGCCTCTTCTCTTTTGAGGCCGGTAGATAACGATAGAACTTAACATTACCAGAAGAATGAGTCTCATAAACATCACAGTCAATCTGGTCTACCGCCCCGTCTACCCTATGAACGAGATATACACTACTGTATTCCATCTATCCACCACCATCCCGTAGGACTGTAAATCTTTACCCTTTTGTACTTGGGCCTGTTCTCTTTATAAAAAGAATCCCACCGGGAGCCGTCCCTCACCTTAATCTCTAAAGCGCCATTGTCTTTGAGGTTATACGCGTGGTCCTCGCCAGGGAGGTATTCATCAAACAGTTCCCCACCTGGCAGCCCGACTCTCATACCCTTCGGTTTGCCTTGCGTGCCTGAATCTTATCCAAGACAACCTTCGCCTCGTCCTGAGTCTTCTGCTTCTCCAACTTGCGCTTGTACTCAATGGCAAAAGCATTCAAAACATTGAGCCCAAACTGTGTCCACAGCAAGGCATAGGCTGTCTTTTCCTTACCTTGCAAATACTTGATAACTGCCAGTGCTGGTAGAATCATATGTTTCTGTCCTTCATAATTCTTTGGACCTCTCTCATGTCCTCGCCCTTCCTACCGCGCCCCTTTGAGTGCAGCAGGACGGCCAGAACCAGGGCCTCTCCGGTCACGAAATAATCCCCATCGCGCAGGTAGGCGCGGTTCATCACAAAATTTGTGGTGTCGATGTACTTGCTCATGGGTCCAGTATACAGGACAGGGAGGGAGCCGTCAAGACCCCCTCCCCGTCACCCTCTCACACGACGGCTGCGTAATCCTCAGCCGGAACCACCGCTGAGTTGTAAGGTGCATTCGTAACCTTGACAACCTTGTAGCGGCACACGCGCATCTTCCTGTCTGAACAGTCAGTGGGGACGCTCACCACGTCACGAGGATGAACACGAACCTCTAGCGTGACCTGGCCAAATGACCTGGCATAGTCCCACGTCCCGACGTGAAGGCCGGTAGAGCAGCCAATTCCAGGGGCGTGCTGGACCTTGCTACGAGCCATTTCCACGACCGTCCCTGGCATGTTCGGAACATTTCCGTTGACGGAGACACCATCGACAACCGCAGGACCAGCGTGTACGGAGACGTACTTGTCCTTATCCTGGTTGTCCACACGGACGCCCTTGTAGCCGACCAGCATTCCGTCGTCGGTAATGGTGAATCCGTTGGTGGCTCGCAGCCAGCGGTACAGGTGCTCTCGACTGTGCTCGTTCGGGTTCTGGGCCAGGTTCTCCCAGAACTTCACCAAAGGACCGGCGTCCTCGCCTTCCTTTACGAAACGAACAACCTGCTCGGTGAGCACATTGTGAACCTCGTCGCCGTCGAAGAAGACCTTTCCTCCCTGGACGGACACACGGTCGGACAGACGCTCAAACTTTGCAGCGACCGCCTTGGACGGGTCGAACAAATCGACCAGGCCGTCAGTCTCACCCTTGACCACCTTTTCCTTGATGGCCTGGTAGTTGGAGTGGGTGCTGTCCGCTGTGAGTAGCGGATTGGCCTCACCTGGCAGGAACACAACCAGATTCTCTGGCTTGCCTGCCTCAGCGATTACAGTATATCTCATTACTTATTCCTTTCCGCAAACACGGCGTTGGCATACAGATAGCAGTGATTCTTCTTTAGTTCATCGGAGTACGTGCGGTCCTTCAGCAACGGGTACTTACTGAGCACTGACGTATCCGTGGACGCGACGTTACGCACCGGCACGGGCACCTGGGCGGCGTGGGCCAGGAGCCGTGCATTTTCCAGTGTCTCGTCCTTCTTGATTGGGGCCTTGGAAACTCTGACAAGCCTCTGTAGGTCGGGGTCGTCAAACTTCTCAGGCTTGAAACCACTGAAGTAGGTTCTCACATAGTAGTCCATCTTTGCACGAATAAGGGACTCTTCGTCAACGGAGTTGACCATCGCCTTCACGTGGTCACGAACGAAATCCTTCAGGTGACGCGCTGACTTGTACTTTCGGGTAAACTTCTCCCAGCGGTTCTTGTTCAGCGAGACAATGGTAACAGTCTTCGGAAGGATTGTCAAGCAGGTCCCGACGTTAATGTCCTTCTCCGCAGGGGACACGTAGAGAATCTTGTGTCCCTTGACAAAAGAGTCCACTTCCTTCGTGTAGGCTGAGCCGTACTG